TAGAGAAATATCGAAATGTTTTCCGATGATGATACAAAGTCTTTTAAATGAATTTACTAGTTATCTGATTACAAAAAATATAAATCCTTCTGAAGCGTATAGTACTATAACGTCGTCTCCAGTCACCAATACTTGTATGTATCTATCTACAGATATCGATAGGGATAATATTACAATCTGTTGGGGAAGTATAAATATTGTAGTAACTCATGATAAATATAAATTTATATATTCATGTAGAATACCTTACATTAAAGAACTTAAAGATTACAAAAAAACTATAATGAAATTGTGTGAAGTGATGCAGAATATTGAAAAATATATAAGTATACGAGCTCTATTAGAAAAAGTATATTGTCATCGTAACAATCCAGAATATTGGCATACGTTTGTTGATGTATATCCTGTACATGATAATAACCATAAAGAAATTGGACAATTTAGTATCAGAATAAATGTAGCGGATAATTAAAAATTATATACTATTATTATATAAGGGGCATTGGCCGAAAATTTAAACATCCTCGACATCAATTTTGTTTAGATTTTTGTCAAATGATACGCTAATAAAAAATAAAAACCTCCATGCCGATAGCGTTCTCCCAATCCCCCGTATCTTTGTGCCCGGAGAGAGGTCCTATGTAGGACCTCTCTCCAAATATATCTGGTATCTTTATAAATTGTTTTATAATGTTATAATACTTATTATTGTTAAAATATAAAATATGGAGATAATTTATTATGTATATTCTTGATCCATTTCCTAATGATAGTAATGAATTGTGTGATATAGATTATTCGACATATATACAAGAAGAATTGGAATTAAATGAAGCTATAGAAGATTTAAATATACATATGTCTGATATCTCTAATTATACAGAACTTATAACAAAACGATATATGGTATTGGAACGTGCTGCTACTGAAGGAATAAATAGATCCATCATTGACTACTTAGACGATGATGAATTAATCGCACAAGTACCAGCATTCCAGAACCTAGGTAGAGATTATACTGTTATCAATATACCTGGGGAAGAAAGACTTAATATAGTTAGAGATTGGGTAAAAACTATTATTCGTAAAATTTCAGAAACTGCAGTTAAGATTAATACCGTAATTGTCAAACTTAATAACCTGACAAGTAAATTGAAATATATCATTAAAACTATGAGTTCAAAGATACGAAATATGAAAGTAAGTTCTTCTAAAATTAAAGAAGTACAAATGACTAATTTTACATCTAAAGGGTTTGATATGTACGATAAGGCTGTAAATGATATTAAAAAATTAATAAATAAATCCAATTTAGATCCTAAAGCTATCATTAAAGAATTGCGATCCCAATTGGATATTAAAGAGTTGGATAAAAGTAAATTTAGAAATTTACTTAATGACAAGTTAGCCAAATATACTAAAGAGTTAAATCTCTTAGGATTCCAACTCAATTCTTCAACTCAAAATATAGAAAATGTAATTCCCGCTTATAAAAAAGCTATTGTTAAAGATAGTTTAGATAAATTAGGATGGGACAAAACAAATAGTGTCAAATCGTTAGATTCAACGTATTCACAATTAGATAACATTAAAGAACCTTTAGAATTGGGTGATGCTTGTAAAGATGCTATGCATAAATTAACTTCAATATTAGATGAAGTTATTAAGAACAAGCAGGAAACTGATACTTGGGTCAAACAAATAACCTACGAAGGACAAACAACTCTGACTAATATGAACAAGATCATTTTTTCATATGTAGCCAAAATTAAATTGCAATCTAGTATGGCAATCCTTTTAGGTCGAACTATGTTACAATGTAAACTTGGAGCATAACATACTGAAGATACTACCTACTCCCTCCATAGGGAGTAGGTAGTATCTATATCTATTCAGATTGTATAAATGATATAGTTATAGCTTTCTTCAGTGACAGAGAATTGCTGTCATATTCTAAAACTCTCCTAATTGACGGTCTAACACTCTTATCGGCGACAATAAGTGTCTGAAGATTAATATCATCATTTATTCCACCAATATCTATAGTATCTACATAACCTGACAAATCAGCCATAATTAACTCACTAATCTTAGTCATAGAAATAATTTTTTCAGCTAATATTTTTTCTATATTAGATTCTGTTACTTGAGTAATTAAATTAAGAATTTGTGGATCAGTATATACATACGCAGGTACATAAAACTTAATATCAAAACTTAGATCAAGTGGCATGGTTACTATCCTACCATTGCCCATATTAAACTTACCAACTCCTAGAGTTTGATATGGCTTAAAATACAGATCTGTACGTTCTAATAATTGGGTACTGGATGTAGAAATTTCATCTAAATAAGAATTAATTGCTCCAACCAATTCCGATCTATAACTATCAGCATTCTTAGTATCAGCTTTAAATGGTTTATAGTCGAATTGTATATTGTCGATATAATATTCTATCGTTCGTGTATCGGATACGATTGGATTACCATCTACACTACGCATGATATCACCAACATGATGTTTTATCATAGGAAGAGTATTTTCATCATAGACGATATCTCCTGCTGCATGTAAACGATTCAATACTACTTGATCATTTTCATCTACATGATAAACTAAAGCTCCACCAACATCGGTCTCATATACATCTTCTGAATATGTATAGTATTCAACATCTTCATAAGTTACATAACTCTGAGATGTCCAATTGATATCCACATTATTCAGAATAGTATCTGACAAATTACGACCGAAAACACAAGTCATCTTTTGTTTAGATGAACATATACAATCTGAATATTTATTTGTTGGAAGATTAGTATACATAGTATCTACTTGTCGCGCAGTTGGAAAATAGTTTTGTCTAACTAATGTAGTTAGATATATGTCAGATTCCAATTCTACATAGTGAGTTTGAACTACACCCTGAGTAGTTTCTAAATTAGTAATACTTAACCTATTCTGTTCACTAACGTGATAGTTAGTTTGGATAGAAAGCTTATATATACTTGTACCATTACTGTCGCCAACGTACGTACACCTACCTCCAATATACGTACCCGTCCCCGTTTTGATTTGTACATAAATAACTACATCATCTTCAGGAATTGCAACAAGATCTTTAGATTTATCTATACCTAACCTTAATTCATATCCGCCAGTAGTATTATCCAAATGTATCAATTTAGCAGCAACTGCTACTAGTTGTGCACTTAGTGTAGGATTATCTTCAATAAATGTAAGATTGTAAGTATCCGGAGTCATATCAAAACTTTCAGCTCGAGGATATCGTTCGTCTGTAATCAATCTTATATGAAAAGGATTCTGCGTATAAGTCTGCTCATTAAGAGCTTCAGCTAGATCTTTTTTAGATTTAGATAATAGTGCCGATTTCTCTGAATCAGTTAATGGTATACATATATTTCCATTAGAATTATATTTGTATAGGGTTGTTGGTAAAATAGTAATCGATCCATCAATATTCTTATTGATAGTTGATACATCTAAAATTCCATTATCTGAAATTTTTACATATGTATTAGTGACCGAGATTAAAGTGTTGTCACTATCTTTAATTGGAACATATCCAAAATATATCCTTTCTGTTAAGTTATCTTTATATTTTACAATTTCTATATTCTTCTTAGCGAAATGATTTTCTAACTCGATCGGTGTAACTAATACACTTTCGTGTAAAGTATCGTCAATTATGTATTGTCGCAACTGTTCATAAGTATACCCATTAGATCCACCAATCAGTTTGTTGGTAACTGGTTGTAAAAGTATAGTAGGTATACTATTTAAAATTTCAGAATATTCTGTAGTATTTTTATTAGTCAATGCAAAATTAGCATTTTTGGCAGAATCTGCAATTTCAGAAATATCAACATCTAGATATCCTTTAGTTGTATATAACTCAATTTCTAATTTATTACCCATCATTCCATTTGAGAAATATACTTGAGGAATAGATATTTTAACTTCATCAGTCTCTTCTAAAATTGACAATTTAGCTGTCGGTTTAAATGGGTCATATATAGTATCTGATAAAGTATATCCAAGCTCAATATGTTCTCCATCTTTTATTGTCCAAATTCTAGAAGCATAAAATTTATCATGATATCCATACTTTTTCACAAATCCCAAAGCTGGGGTAATATCTTCTAAGATAGTTGATTTGCTAAATTGGTATACTGGAACTGTAATAGATAAAATAGATAAACTTTTGTATGTATATTCTTTTTTAGTAATAGTATTATCTTTGAGAGAATATAACGGATTAATGGTAGAAGTATCGTAAATAACAGTAATACTATCAGTACTTCTGCTTATCTGTATCTCAATAGGATAATATAAACCGAATTGGTATTTACCAATAGTAAATACTGTATCTTTAGGGATAATAACTTTGTTATAGTTATTATTAAATTGTTTTGCATGTTTAATGAGATATACCCTATCAAGCATAATCTGTAATGACAAATCTGCAGGTAAACTATACACACCAACATAGTCATAATCAGACATATGTTTATAGAGATCTTCTGAGGTTTGAGCTCTCTTAGGATATACTGGAGCTAGAGAATTTTCTACTCGCAAAATACTATCTGCAGTCATAGTAGAAGTAGCTTCAAGTAAGAAGTTAAAAGTATTATTTGGATCAGCGATAATAGCTTCACCATTCAATCGATTTTGGTGTTCTTCTAATACTTTACTTTGTATTAGATTAGGATTTCGGTATAACATCAACCCCAATTCGTTATTGTCCAACATATATCAAATCTCCTTTTATATCACAAATTTACCTATCGACCATATGTAGAATATTCTTTATTGTCATGAATATCTGTCAAAGCAACATCTGGAATTGGTTCTGCTATAACTTCTTCTGGATCTTTGAGTTTATTCTCTAACGTTTTCATAAGGCTATCGAGAGGATCTTTTATTTCATCTTCTGTAGCTCTAAATATAATTTCATTCTTACCACCACCTATATCTATATAAGGTAAGCCTTTATAATTGTAATATGCATCTATAGGTACAGTTTTCATTAATGATGTATCTATTGCCGAATACGACCTTTTCATAACCATATTAAATTCTTGAAGAATAATAGGATCCATGTATTCTATCTTATTTGCACTAAACGGAATAGAATATGATGCTGTAGAGGAAATAAAAGATTCATGTTCATTAATATTAAAAGCAGGACCTAATGGTACTGACTTAGGAAAGCATCCTGTAGCTTTTGCCCATTTAGTAATATAACGCTTACTTGGATCTAAAACAAAACGATAAATAGAACAAGTATAACACAATCTTCTAAATTCAATATCTTCTGTATAAGGCACTACTGTACCTTTAGTTACTAAATCAATAAATTTTATCCAAATGTAAAGTAATGCTAAAATAAATCCACCTTGGATATCTCTAAATGTTAAAGATAGATCATATGATCCAGATAATCTATCACTCCCTTTAGCGAATGTCAAATTTTCACTATGGTAACCACCTTCAGTAGTTTCTGTATCGATTACATAATCCGGCCAACCACTCATCCCAATGAGACAGTTAGTCAGTGGCGTTATGAATGGAGATCTGTTATCTAAAAAAGCTCCTTTATTCTGATTCATTAAATTTTTAATATCTGGGCGATTTGCATATTTCCTATCTAATAAACATCTAATAGTAAATGCAAGCGAATCGACTTTATTAGTATCGAGACTCATAGTAACTCGATCTTGTCTAATCGATGTCGTTGTTAAATTTAATTTTGGTCTAGTAATAAATGTTAATCCTGTCATTTCTGAGTTAGCAGGAAGTATATTACTATGATATCTATCTATACCTCGTAGTAAAGCTTGATATTGTCCATAGAAGCTACCCATAGCAGAACCACGAAAGATAGATTCATTAACAGCATGATATAGTTGCTCAATATCACCTAAAGTAAGATTTTTATTTTTATTACTTTCACCATCGTTGGTCATATTAATTTCCTCCACAATAAATTAAACTTATATATAAGATGATGTGAGCTATACATTTTATAATGTATGTAATAAATTAAGTAAAATTCTACATTTGGAACAAAACCAATTATTAACATTTATCATTTGGAGATGCTATATGGCTGAAGAAACTACACTCGGTACTATCATTGATATATTTCGAAAGTATGAAGATACTAAATCTATCAGTTTATCTCAGTATACAAAAAGATGTACGATTAATAGTAGATCGTATATCCAGGCTGATATTGCAGAAGAACCTATCGTCACCGACATTCTAAAAAATATTCAAAATATTTATGTAGGTTGGATTTTGACAGCGTTGCAGATGGATACCTATGTCAGTGATGGTAGAAAAGTAAGAGATCTTTTGGAAGTAGTTGGTACAGAATCATTTACCCCAAACGATCCCATCATTGGATTAGAAGATTTTGGAATGCCTAATAGTTGGAAAAGGTCAAAATCAGAAGAACGTAAAAGTTCTACCAAACAAAACACTATTGAATTGCGAGATGTAAAATTACCTTCAGGTAGAATTATTAAAGTAACCTTCGATAATGACAAAGGTGTAAAATTGGATGTTGATTTGTTGTTACAGATGTTCCCTCGCATTCTTCCGAATAATGTATGCGAACAAATGCTTGCGCTCAATTTTACTCCAGAATTATCTAAGAGATGGTTACAATATAAAGCAGGAGAATTGCATTTTTGGAAAGATTTTGTATTTCAATTAGATCTTCTGAAGAAGAGACAGAAAGCTTTAAAGTCAGATAGGTCTGGGGATTTAAGAAGTATGTTAGACCATCAGAAGTCTGCTCTCTCTAGACAATTGTTAAAGTTATTTCAAGTGTATCCAAATATGCAAAATATCGCTAATTCAGTTTTAGTTTTAGATAAAGCTTCTATGAGTAGATACTGTTCTACTAACCACATCGATTTCAAAAAATATGCTACACGGCAGAAATTTTTCAACAAATCTTATTCTGTCATTTTAGCTACAATTGATCCTATGTATAATCGTGTAGAGATGTATATTAATGGGATTGATGCTAAATGTGAATACACTTACAAACAGATGCAAGATGGTGGAAAGTCTGATAAGGTAGCATTGTCTGATCTCATGTCATCTATGAATCAAGGTCAAGGTCCTAGATTCTAAATCATTAATCTTTAGATATGGGAGTATGTATCTACTATGAACTTCTTAAAAGCTTTAGGTGTTGTAGTTGTAAATAGTGTAAAAAATTCAGCTAAGATGAAAAGTCTTAGCAAATCAGATGTTATAGATATCTTAGAATTGAATATAGAAAGTCATACTATCATGAAAGCAGCCATCAAGGATCTCACTCCCACACAATGGCGAGATATCTTTGATAGGTATACTAACAAAGTTGAAATGTATAATAAACTACCTTCAAAGAAAGTTATCTCAGAACTCCCTAAAGGTCTTCGTGATGCCGCCAGAAAAGCTGATGACGAAAAGCCCTTTAGTGCCTATTACAAAACTAACGATTTATTTATCAGTATACAAAAAGATATATTGAAACATATCGATACTATTATGGAACAAAAAGAAGCTAACATCTTTAATGTTCGCATATCGTTTGTTGCTCTATTGGGTATCCTTAGACAAAGTGAATTATATGGAACTTACCTTTCTTACCTTTTTGATCAATTAATGACTGTTGCTGGAAATAATAAAGTTATTGATATTCCAGGATATCGTCCTAAGTATCTAATTGATCATTATAAAGAATTTATTGAAATTACTAATCTTATCTGCAATAAGAAAGGTAGGTATTCTTTCTTGACCGAAATAGAAAATATGAAAAGAAAGAATGCTAATCTTGTTCTATATTCTAATGGCCAACCTGCTTCTGTATTTGCAAAAGCGACAGATTATACGAAATCTACGGTATCGTATATCGTACATGGATTATATGCACTCAATATATTTCTATGGATTGGTGAATCTATTGAGGATTACAAACATAGTCGATATCTCAAGAATCAAAATCTTAAACAATGGATGGAGAGTCATGTTGCTAATTTAAGATTAGAATTAGCAAACATAGATCCGGATAGTAAGGAAGCGGTTCGTTTGCAAAAAATTATACAAGCATATGATGCCAAGATTGCCGAATATGATAGGAAAATAAATGAATATCTGGAATCGGATTGACATCAGTGATATAGAGGATACTCCTATGGAGAAAGATCGAGAATATCTAGATGTAAACTATGAAATTGCATCCAATAAAGTATACCTATTTGTAACTTCAGCTTTAGATCTATTATCATCTACTTCAGGTGTAATGTCTCCAGGTATTGTTAAATTGCATTCTATCTTTACCGGAAATATTGATACTATCGGTGATCAATATGCTAAGAAATGTTTTTATTGTTACCCTGCTGTATATGCAGAATTTTATAAGACTAGAGTAAAAACATTTCTTTTAGATATATTTAAAATTTTAGCCAATAGTCGCTATGGAAAATATGGAACTAATAATGAAGATTTAATAATGTCTATACCTATCACTTACGATCTTAGAAGATTAATTACTAAGTCGTTTAATTCTATTTCTGAAAATACTATCGATACAAATGCCCTTAACATTGCGAATTTGTCATTAGAGAGTTATGTTCGTGACGATAAATATAGGTCGGGAAAATATTATTATACTGATATCGATATAGCATTTGATCGGGTATATAACTGCCTTAAGTATAGAACTTTAAATATTGATGAAAGTATTATATTGTTACGACTACTCAATAATTTAGTATATGGGATAAGTCATATTCTCCAAAACGAATTAGTAGCTATTCAAAATGATGTAGCGAATATTGAAAATCGTCATATACTATTTAATTCTATCTCAAGTTGTACAGATGAAACTATCATAGCTGCAGGTATCCATAACAGTTATCTTCTCCCTTATTGTGTAGATGAAGAAGTGACCGCATATTCTTCTAAAGGTAAGTTATATATCACTAACTTATTCTATATATCTAGAAATCGACAATTCCTTAATCGAAATAAACCTAAATATTATAAAGGGAGATCTGAATATGGATCTATACAAAATGCACCGAGACATAACAGATATCGTTGATATTTTTGAAAAAGTAAAATATAAACATATTTTGTATGTAAATACTATAAATAGTGCTAACCACTTACATAAACTAAAAGAGGTAGTAGATGCTTATGGTATATCTAAGTCCTTAGTACATCTCATCAACCAAACTGAAAATACTAAACTGGCAATGGAGGAATTGAATATATCATTAGATCCAGATTTAGTAGATTATCACTTTTCTAGAAATAATGATATAAGTAATATGATTTGTACAGAAATTGATAAACATGTATCAACTCCCTTAGATCTTAAGCGAGAAGGTCATGTGGACATGACACAAGATGTAGAAGTATTAGTTACTAAAGTCAATACAATAATGAAAGATATGACAAATATTTTATCTCATCTAAAAGAGGAATTGAGCAACTCTTCGAAAGAAGGGATTCCTTCAAAGATGAATAAGTGTCTTTTAGAATCTTATCCAAATCCTGACGCCTCAAATCGTTCTATCATCTATCCTGATACTGCACAGACCATGGATACTTGTGGACACGATAAGCATTCTGTTTTAGTTACCTTAGATGGTGCAATTGATTTTTGTAAATCTATAATTGTACCTAAAATATCTCTTTCCGAGAAGATGGAAGAGACTGAAGAAATCATTAACCAGTATAAATGTACATTTTATAACATTTGTACTTATGCATCGCAAGCTATGGCACTGGGAAGAAAATACATTAATTGTTGCTAATTGATCTTATTTGATTGGTAATAATATGTATCTGTACCTAACACACAATAAACATAAATCCTAAGTTATCAAGGAGAAATCAATGTCTAATTTTGCCGGTTTGGAAGCTCTGAATAAAAGAATGGAAGAAGATGGTTCAGTTTTGGCTGGCGGTGATGTATCGGAAATCGCTGAACTTATCTCTTGCGATTTTGAAGCTACTCTCGCTATGGAAGATCTGGATCAGATCATGCAGGCTCAGGAAGAGTATGAGAAAAGTTATTCCGCCGTTGAACGTCTGCACGACATCATTGATCGTGATGGTATTTCTCGTGGTCTGATGGAATTCGCTGATCCGGCTCGAGAGCTGGAAGCTATTCCCGGATTTCCGGCGATGGAATCTTTGGATATGGTACCTGTCAAGGATAGCAACGCTATTGCTGCTATGGAAGGTTTCGAGGATACCATGAAGAAGTGGGGAGAAAACATCAAGAAGTTTTTCAAGATGATCTGGGAACAGATCCAGAAAGTATTTGGTGCCGTGGTACAGCTGTTCTCCAAGTACGAGACGACTCTGAAGAAGGTGGCCGAAAAGCTGAAGGACGTTTCTTCTCTTGACGATGAAAAGATCAAGAAAGAAGTCAAGTGCCTTGAGATGAAAACGATGGATGATCTGAAGGACACTATCAGTGCTGCTACTATCTGGAAGGGTCTTGAATTCTTCCTGAAGGATGATCAGCTTACCATTCTGGGTCTCAAGAAAGAAGAGAAGGATGTCGACGGTAAAAAGGTTGTTACCTTTATGACCAAGGATATCGATCGGAAGCCCAAGGCTCAGTCCATCAAAGATCACGGGTTTGACGCAAAGTGGTGTTCAGGTAGTGTTGCTAAAGCTATCGAATTTTGTGGAAAGATGCGTGAATCCAAATATATCCTGAAAGCCTGTCAGGACGAACAGAAGGCTGCTGAAGCTAAGCTGAAGTCTTTGGAAAAGGCTACGGAGAAGGATGACAAGGCCAAGAAGGAAGTTGAAGCTGGTGTAAAGATGCAGAAGGCTCGGGTTCTGATTTACAGTCGCATCAACAAGTGTACCAAAGAATATATCAGTAACGTCATCACCGCGTCGAATGCAGTTATCGGTGCAAAGAAGTAACCATCGAATGTACTACTATATAGAACGGACACAGCGCTTGTCGCTGTGTCCGTTCTATATGCATTTGAATATTATTTAGATATATATTATTAATTTGAATTATAATTTAAATAACTTTTATCACTATAAGGAGAGTGTATTATGACAACATGCGCAATTAATAAGATGAAAGAAGAGATGGTAAGGGGATTCGTCAAGGATTTAGTTGGACGAGAAAGAAGTATTGACCCTCGTAAGATAGAAGGGTTGATACAAAACTTATTGCTATTACCTGCAGCACCAGCATCAGAAATGATAGGAGCGATCACATCCACGATCGCTCCCCTGATGATGGATGATTATGATATATCAAAAATTCACACGCTTGCCGAAACCCTGACGAGGCTTCAAAACTCGCCAAATTCAGATTTGTATCCGGATAGCGTGATCGAGGAGGCCCCCAAGAATCTTATTTATATCATCGATAAGTTTCTTGGGGAGATCTTCCCCAAAGAAACCCTCGATAATCTTCTGGAAATCGTCCATTCTCCGGGAGAAACTCTCCCCGAGCTGAAAGCGAAGTTAAGGAAGTTGAATCTTAACTTCGAAAAGGCTTTGAAAGAATCCCCACTAGTAGAAAAGTGGGGAAATCTTTTCCCGGAAGAAGTCAACTCGATGATGGAACTCCTAACTCCGACTCCGACTCCGACTCCTACGATTATCGACTTTGATAGTCGTAGAAACGACGACGGTATCTGTGTAGTTACAGATATTATTGAAGTTGAAAAGTTGGTTGGTGGGGCTAGGGGTGATATCATCAAAGTCATCGAATCCAACCGAGGATTGGGAGTAGACGATCCCACGCTTCTTCCGGTATACCTCATCGTGACGGACAAGATGCCAGAAGGTGATGCTATTTTGGCAGATCCTGATTTTAAACTAACTAAGAAAGCTGCACTTGCAGCTCTCAAGAAAAAAGGTATGTAAACTATAAGAGGGGGGTACTGTTAGTCAAGTACCCCCCCTCTTATATCTTTATTTTTTTATTTTTTATATACTAAGGAAATACATCATATATAACAAGGAGATAATAATTATGACATATTCATTTAAAACTGCAATAAATGGGTTATCGTATGTAGATGGGCAGGAAGCTATAAATTTCCAAAGAAATAGTAAACTAAGTCAAGGTTTAATTGACATATTTAATGAAGTTTTCAATTATATTAAAGAGTATGATAAAAATAGAACTATTACAAATAAGAATATAGAACAAAGATATATTGATATTGTAAAGTACTTCAAAAAGACTACTATCCCACAATTAAAATCACATATCAAAAAAGAAACTAATATAACTATCAAACAGATAATTACTATAGCTCCAGAAAATGCTCAAGGTCTATTCGCTATCGACTTGAGTCTGGACGATATAGAAAGTGTTATAACTGCTAAAGATACACTGACTGGAGAAAAGTCATATAAAAATATAAAAGGTACTAATTCTTTAGATGAGTTATTATCTGTAGCAGAAGATTTTGATCCAGTCAATAGTAAATTATCTACAGGAAAAATATCCAAAGAAAGGGAAGTATTTGCTACTATCTATTTTGATGTTGGATCAGCTTTTCTCATACACGAATTAGCCCCTAATGTCGAATCTTTAAATTCTGAAGAAATCACCGCTATCATGATGCACGAAATTGGGCACATGATGAGTTTTATAGAAAATATAAATAACATGACATATCTAGGTCAGTATGTCACCAGTAGTGTAAATAATTTATCAAAATCTAAAGATTTAGTACCTCAATTTATAAAAAATTATAAAGTACTTAAAGTCAAGATAGATGAATTGAGAAAATCTAAAACTATTTCTAATGCAGTTGGTAATTTGTTAGATAAAGTTTTAGATGTAGTATATTACTTTGATAAAGAAAATAAAACTAGATTTCTTGGAAATGCTATAAAACTTTTAATTGGTTCTACAATTAAGATACTTATATTAGTTATTTTATTTGCAGTCAAACGAGCTGCATTCATCAAACTGGTAGTATTTATGTATGCTCAAATTTTTACATATCATCTAGCCTCAAGTTATATTGTCACTAAAGGTTTAAAACAAACATCTAAAACTGGTGATGATACATTTACATCTAGGAATAAATACTACTTCGAACGTATTGCAGACGAGTTTGTATCTAGACACGGAATGGGTAGTTACTTAGCTACCGGATTACAAAAGATTATCAGTTTTATGGATACGTTACAAGCTACTTCTGGAGTAACTACTTCTCCGGAATTATCTACCAATAAGTTAGTAAAGTATTATTTAATATCTATGACATTTGTTAATAATGCTAGCGCATTAGACACTGAAATATCTTGTTCGGGATATGAGGTAGAAATTAATCGAATTAGTAGACTATTAGAAAACAATATGGCAGCATTTAAAAATCGAAATTTATCTAACGATGTCAAAGATCGATACATCAAAGATACAGAACAACTGATGGTAGCATTGAAAGCTAGTAATAAAGTAGATAAAACTATCGGTAAAGTAATTTCCGATTATCTATTAATGATTAGAACTGGTGACATCTTGTATGAAACTTTACGGACAGGTAGACTTAGTAAAGATATGGAAAAGTTGTTGAATAAGATGGATAGATTGATGAACAATAAGTTATATTACTATTCAGCTAAACTTGGACAACTATCTCGACATTGATAAACTATATATAGGAGTAGGGCAATATGCCCTACTCCTATATATCATTAAGAATTTGTCATTTACATTTCAATTACTACCAAACCTCTAGATCTCAACGATTCAACTGTATCATCAAAAAGTGTATCATCGATATTAAAAATTTTAATAATTCTAGAAGCTGATTCATTAAGAATAGTAAGAGAACCTTCTTCAATCCAATCGATTGCAAATACTCTTACTTTCTGAGTAGTTTGCAACGATACCATAATGTCATTATCGAGTTCGATAAGTAGATAGGTTAGAGATTCCAAAGGACCAATAGATGCATCACTCTTCAAAACAGTCGAATGATAACTAATAAGATCACCATACGATTTAGCTGTATTGTAGTTGCAGATAGATGTTACTTTTCCCTTATACAAAATATTATCATATGCGTGTTTAGTACGAAATGTAATAGTATCATTCAATTGAGGAGTAGTGATATTGTTTGTCATTATAATTATCCTCGTTACTGCTCTTCATTTTTTGTATATGCAGAACCTGGCACAATTACCTTACTCGTATTTAAAATCTTCGGTAACACTTCAACTATTCTAGAAAACAATTCATGATACAATTTATAAGGTTGAATAATACCAGATCTACTAAGAAAATCGATATCTTTAATTTCACGAATATCCATATCGTAATACTGGTATTTATTCAATTCAGTATCTTTACTCATACTATTAAAAGGTAATTTCGAACTATCGTCACCATAAATAATACTCAACAAACTAATAACGGATTTCTTGAGTATTGGATAATCAATAGCTTCCGCTACTATAGCAAGTTTATTATTTCCATCGATCACAAAACCATGTTCAAGTGTAGAAGTGATAGCTCCTAAGGTATCTTCAACTACAGTATTGTTAGCATGATTATCCATAGTTTTACCACTAACAACTAGAGTAGGTACTGTAGGATTTAACATATTTTTATAGATACGAATATATTCTTCCAATTCACTTACTCGTAAATGGTGACTATGTTGAGCTCTATCAATTAATTCCTTTAAATCTCTACACGTTTCTGTATACAACGAATTCATATCGTTCAAATAAAATTCATGAACTTTTGTTTCTGTATTTATTAGAGTGTCTACGTTATTGACTGTAAGGTATAATTTATTTCCCTTAAAATGAATTAATAGATCACTAACAATCCAATCTTCTACTTTAAAAGAAGTTGTTGTTGTATAACTATCTAAAGATGCTGCCAATGCCCTCAGTTCAGGATATGTATGATTCTTCAATTTGTCATTGTAAAGAAACATGTAAACGCCAGGGCATTTATTTATAGCAGTAATAATATCTGGAGAAGCAGAAGAAGCTAATATAACTAAATCATCATCAAGATCTTCACGATCTTTCAAATAATTAAGTAACATATCAGTTTCTGCATAACCGATAGCTAAATGATTATCGGCTATAATTAATTTTGTAACATTTTTATATTCAGTTCCTAATCCAAAATTTAGTGGCTTATTTACACCCAGAAAGGCTTCAATTTCAAAATGGTGTTTAGGATAATCTACCCTATAAGCATAATCCGTCTCTACGGGATCTCGTCTATATGTAAATAGTGAATACAACTCTTTAGGTGTATTCTTAAAGATCTCATACATAGCTTTAGAGAGTTCAATATCTCCTTTACTAGAAACCATAGATTGCATATATGCAATAATAGCTCGCAATTCATTCTCTTCTATATCAGTACAAAAAGTACAAATATCAGAAACTTCTATTTTGTATTTATTGAAGGTACAAAGAATGGTATCAAATCTTTGCTTTAACTCCTTCCCCAGTTCAGAAAGTGATTTATCATCTTTCCTTTTATTCTTCTGGGTCAACGCATATTTGAGAAGATGAGAAGCTAACAACATACTCGAAGTAGTTCCGTCGTGGGCTATACTATCTACTCTAGTTCCAATGTATGTAATCAATTCTTTAATGTAAGTCTGGATAGGGCTTACAAATTCAACATTATTTAAAATATGAATACCATCTTTAGTGAATACATTAGCGTTATCGTGACCCAACCCTTGTTCAACAACAACTAATGCATCAGTAGAAGATGGACCACAATGTTCAGATAATACAGTAATAATTTCATCTAATGTTACTAAAAAGATATTACGTAAATTCTCTCCACTCACGTAATTCGTAATACCTTCGTTAGAATTTAAAAGTACTCGAGTGTTGGTCATTATTCATTTCCTCACGCTTAGCCTTTTGTTTTTGTAATTCAATTGCCCGTTCTTTTAGTCGTTTATACTCTTCAACTTTTAACCGTAATAGTTCGTACACGCCATATGAAGTATCCATCAGTTCGTAAAATGTTAATCCAAATAGTTCTGACCATTCTGGAGTAGTCATCATATCGTCAGCTATTTGGTCAACTATAGATATTTCATCAGCATATGTAGATTCGTCATATTCAATATTACCTAAGACTGTACGATCCGAATATGGTTTATATGTCGAATTAAATGATTCGTTGAAAGTTAGTATACTTCTATATCTATCTAACCCTTCAACATTCCGTAATACGTCCGTGATGAGGTAGCGAAACTTATCATTACGATCATACAATTCAGTAGGATCAGTAATTTCTCGAGTTACTGGCTCAACATCATCACGGACTGGACGAAAAAAGTATACTGTATATCCATAGGCAAAATGCCATTTACTACAGATTTAGGTACGTGCCCACATTCTGGACATTTCTCATATGGAATACCAATATGTGAAACTGCAGATTGAGTAATAAATTCTCGCATCTGAGTACCAAACTCAGTATCTTCTAAAAGTTCACTATCAAGAATTTTACTAATAAGTGAAATATCCGTTACTCTAAAGTTGATACTACCATCTTCATTCATAGATCTAATTTCTTTAATCCATGGAGCAAAGATCTTGTAAGCGTTATATTTAAGATATCGCAAAATGTCTTCAGTATGTTCTAAACTATGAACACTCTTAATGAGGCTAGCATTAAATTGTGCCCCATAATCTAAGAAATCATAAAGAGAAGGAACCTTAGTAATAGCTACCCAATTATTATGCATAGGAAATGATTCAGATAAATTTAAATTATCTTGATAGTCTACAATATCCTTCTGCGATTTCTTTGCTTTGTTGCCGAGAATATCAATACACTTCTCACTAAGCATACTGTAATTATTGAATCGAATTTTTCTAAGATCGATAGTCTTCTTTTCCGTATAATTACATCCAGCATTGGTACAGGTAAATGTCATGGGATATCCTTTCTTGAACATCAAAGATCCGATAGCCCAAACAATACTATCATAATCCAACAAACTAATGGACTTAAGAAGAGTATCTCCTCTATTCCAATTCTTCAATTCTGCATCAGTTACCAATTTTCTAAATAAGGCAATAACCGCTTCTTTGATAACTAAATTATTAAACAGATAAAAATGTGTACCAAATTCCTTTCCATATACTACGGTTTCGGTATAAGTCTTATCATAAAATACACTTAACTCATTAAGTTTGGGACCTCGTAGAGTAATATGAAATCCACTATTAAGTAGTTGAATACGTCGAGCATCAGCTTCTTTAGTCAAGATCAACAATTCAGCCTCTTGACCCGTAACTATCTTACCATTTCTATTGGCTTTATCGACAGGAGATGCATCTACTAATTTTATATCATCCTTAACGTATTTAGATGTTAGTTCTTTTCCTTTAGTCGTATCCAATTGAGCTTTACTAAAATCGACTGCAGCAGAAAGATCATCAAGAATATTTCTCAAAATATACAATTGGGAAGTTGTATCTTCCAACTGGGCACGGACTTCGGAAGGGGATAATGATGACAACAACTCTTCAATCTTATCTACAATCTCTGCTGCTGTAGCTGAAATTCCTGACTGTACTAAACGATCGCCATTAAATTCGGTAGTATCTTTCTTACGAGATAAAATATCATAAATATCAAATTCATCTTCTTCAATAGATTCTGTTTGTACATCGTCCTCGACCCAACTAGGTTCATCTGTATCGACAAATTCATCATTAGAATCTTGAGAAGGTACCATTTCTTCGTCCGATTTCACATCCGATACCTCTTCAGAGTCAATCGAATCTGTATCTTTAATATCTTCAGACATATATCAAATCTCCTTATTTAGATTTTGTTGTTTTTAGTTTCTTAAGTTTTGGATAATATTTCATATGTGGTCGTGTACTAATAACTGTAACGTTAGGAGCAGAAAATAAACTAACATATTCGATATATCCATCCTTAACCCAAGTAATCAAATTACAAACAACTGGATCTTTATATGCTTTAAAAGTTTCCTTCGTAGCAACTGTTTCTAATCCATCCATCAAATAGATTTCAAAAGTTTCAGTTTTAAGTTGCTCTGAACCATATTCTTTATTATATTCCTTAAGTTTATCAAGGTAATCTACTAACGAACCTTTAATCACATGCAAATTTTTATCTTTCATACTGTCAAGTGCAATTGGGTATGTGATATAATCCAATTCGTTAGTATTGATGGCTTTATAATTTTCATAATATCTACCGAGTGTGGTAGTAGCTTGAAAGATAATAAGTGGCCAAGCTAGTGGTATAGGACTATCATCTTTTGCGTTCTTTCGATAGATTATACCTAGCTCATCGGTGTGTATTTCCATACTTTCAAGATCACCCTTACATTCGACAAGATATGATAGTACTTTAGTTATATGTACTACCATCTGAGTTTTCTTGGTATGAATACCCATATACTTAAATATTGACTTTATAGAATTTAAATCTTCTGAGTCATGGATTTTGAGTATATGTAAAGATAATGTGGCATCGCAAAATTTTACTAATTCATCAGGTTTCTGATTGGATAAAATAAACGTATTTGGTGAGTCGCTTATTCCTAAATATAAATATGCTCCTTTTCTACCTGAAAGTGAAGAGAAGTAAAATTTTGAAAGTTTAATGAGTTGTTTCTGTTCTTGTGGGGTCATTCTCTTCTCCTTCAAGAATACTAAATACCAATTTATTATTGTCAACTCGAACAATGTTAGAAACAGACGATTGGATTTTTTGACTAATGTCAATAGTATCTGTAGATAACTGGGTAAATGTAAGAAGCAATTTAGTCATTCCTTCTAATGTAACAATGTTCTCAAATTTGTTAGATAAATCGATTTTAATATCTTCTAACTTTTCTTTATAGATAAGATATTCTTTAGATTTAACATTATAGATATCCATACAATCTTTTTCTGTAGCAATTCGTTTAAATTCTTTATCTATTGTATTAACTTGATTAAGTGCTACTTCAATAAATTCAATTAATTTTTTTACTTCACTTTTCATCTGAGTAGAAAAGTTGGTATTAGATTTTCTTTTCTTCGTTACCTGTTGTTTACGTTTTAGCTTCTTAGAATTTTTCTTATTTTTAGAAGTAGTCATGCCCACATTCTCCTTATTGTATTAATAGTGTTTAACTTATAATATTGGCTATATTTATTAAAAAATATCCATAAGCGGGAGTGTAAACCCCCCGCTTATGGATAGTTTCGATGCAACATACGAAATATAGAATTAAACAAAAGTCTTAACAAACTCAGCAGGGAAACATTCAGTTACCATATCTAACGATACGCGGTCAATACACGACTTAGCAATATTCAACCCTTCTATCTTATCTTCGGGTACAGTTGTATGAAAAGATTCCAAAGCTCCTTTTACTGAACTGGTAACTAAATGACTATCAATAGAACTTAACTTCTTAGCTACTCTATTGGCAATTGACAGAGTTATATCTTTCTTTTTGTAAGTATTATTTAAATATGTACTAATACTCTTTACCATTTCTTTATTGCCACAATTATACAATTCGATAGCCCGATTAAGTGCAGCTTCTACCTGCTTTTTAGCATCATGCATATGGATACCTTTATTACAAAGATAATCAATATACTCTTCCATGATACTAATTCTAACCATATTCTCTGAAGCGATGAGAAATCCTTCATTACATTCATTAATTTTATGTTGAACAGCTTCCATTCCTGAAGTATCGTCACCCAACAACCTTTTAAATGTCATAATGGTTTTCACTCCTTAATTTGTGGTATATGTAAGATTTAAAAATAAACATATTATCTCCATAAGATGTTAACTATTACAAACTGAGGAGTGTAAGTATGAGAGTACCCGAACTCGCAATTTACGACCGTCACAAATATCAAAGTGCTATAACTAAAGAATATACAAATAATATAATTGCTTATATGTCAGCAAAACATCCTCAACTAGATCCAGATAAAATTAAAAATATAGTAATTAATATAGTAGAAAACAAACTAAATAGACCTAAGTTAGCACAAATAAATCATCCCGCATATGGAGATGCTCAATTAGATAAAATGGATCTTCTTGAAGCAACTAACAGTATGACTGATTCTATTGTTACTCCAGCAGGGACTAGATATATGAAACCGACAACTAGACCATCTTTTGTCAAAGAGATGATTCAAAACGATTTAAAGCAACGTAAAATTGTAAAAAATGAAGCTTTAGATCATGGCGCTCGTGGCGAAAATAGACAAGCTGCAATTAAAAACGCAATTCAGACTCGTATTAAAATTGGAGTCAATTCCATTTCAGGAGCAATGAATAGTGCATATAACTGCTTATACGATCCTGCAGGATATAATGCTATTACATCTACAGCTCGACACGGATGTATGGTGGGATATGGTCATACCGAAAGATTTTTAGAAGGTAATTTTTATTTTACCAAAATCGAATCAATCATCAACTGGATCGTACAACTAATACGAGTATGTCCTACACAAGAACATATAGAAAAGATGATGGATCAGTATAACCTATACCAACCAATGCCAGATGAAGTAGTTGCTAATTTTATTGATTCGTTAAAGAATTATACTTCCGATATTCACAAAATTCAATTGGCTACATTTGTAGAAAAACTACCATTTTACCAATTGGCTTTTGTATATTATGCATGTAACCTTAAAAATATTATTCGTCAAAACGAAAAACATTTTAGACCTTGGTTAGAATACTTTTTTACTAATCCAGATATTGATAATATAAATGAAGATATTGATCCATACGAATTGTTTAAATTAGATGGAGATTTGGTAACAATGGTATCATCCATCAATCCTGATCTTCTTGAAAATAATCCACCATTCGATACTCCTAAAGATCGACCTGACATTGCTAGAAAAATTATTATAATCTCTAAAGTATTTCAAACTAAAATAAATGAATTGCAAGATTTATTCGATACTTTTATTTATGTGATGGTCGATTTACCTGATGCTACTAAACATAAAAATATGTTAAGAAGGTGTGTTATTGTATCCGATACTGATAGTATTATTTTTACTACCAAAAATTGGATTGAATGGTATTCTAAAGGTATAAATTTTAAAAGTACTTCATTCCAAATTAATGCACTAGTTGTATATCTATTGACCAAATCTCTCACTCACACTTTTGCAGTAATGAGTATGAATATGGGAATTGAGGGTGACGATCTTCGAAAGATTTCTATGAAAAATGAATTCCTCTATCCTGTTATGTTGCGTACTCCAATGGGTAAACATTATGCCGGGATTACTACCCAACAGGAAGGTCGAGTTTATAAGAAACCAAAACCTGATATCAAAGGTAAATTTTTACGTGGATCTGATCTCTGCAAAGAATCAACTACTGCTGTAAAAGATTTTCTATTACAGATGATCGATGATTATATGAAATATTCCATTCTCGATAGTAGAATATTAATAGATAAAGTTGTACAATTCGAACATAAAATTATTCAAAGTATTGAAAACAAAGAAACTACATATTTTGGAACTGTACCAATTAAGTTTAAAGATGACTATGCTAATTATATTTCTTCTACATATTTCTACTATATGTTGTGGCAAGATGTATTTGCTGAAAAGTATGGAGATATAAATATTCCACAAAAATGTAAAGTAGTTCCTATTCATGGAAAGTTGTTACGTAAAAAAGATATTATAGAAAAGATAGTTAATATGGATAAAGTTATAGGAGAAAAGTTAATAACATTTCTCGAAAAATATAAAAATAAAAACATTACACGAATAATTATTCCCCCAGGAATTGATGTACCTCAAGAAATAGTAAATGCAGTCAATGTAAGAACTGTTGTTTATTCAAATGCTTCTCCCTTTTATTTGACTCTTAGAAGTTTGGGTATAGGGATTATGTTTAAAGGAAAACAGAATATCTTATCTGATATGTACAGCACTACACATTTAGAAATGTAATGAAGTATGTACTAGGATATCCCGTTGGGATATCCTAGTACATATATACTCTAAGAAACTTTTTTCATCTTATCAGCTTCCGACTGAGCCAATTCGTCTACTAAATTATTCTTTTCGCAATCACTATGTCCCTTTACCCAATGAGCTTGTACGATATGTATTTGAAGAAGTTTATGTAACTTTTCCCACAAATCTCTATTTTTAACATCTTGTGGTTTACTACCTTTCCATCCAGAAGTTATCCAATTTTTTCTTTTCCACATATCGATCCATTTGTATTGAATAGCTTTAACTACATATTGACTGTCTGAGTATATAACAACTCGGGAAGGTTTATTAAGAACTGACAATCCCTCAATGACTGCAATCAATTCCATTCTATTATTTGTAGTATCTAAAGCTCCACCAGAGAGAATATTAATATTACCATCGGCTTTTTCTATATGAGCAGCCCATCCTCCTACATTATGCTGTCGCTTATAACTACCGTCAGTATACATCGTTACTATATCCATAATTAATATTATTCTCCCTAATTAATAAATGGTAATGTTTCAATATAATAGTTAAAGGGCGTATAAATTTATATGAGTATATCTCCCAACATTGGGAGATATACTCATAGTAGAATATAGAAATTACTACATTTTCTGCAAATGTTTGTATGTAGCAAAAATAGTCAATACACCAACAGAAAAAGTAACTATTCCAGCAATTACTTTGGCTAAAAACATATATCCTTTTATAGTACTTTTAAACGTACCAATAGTGTCTTCAATGACTTCTACTTTTTTCGTAATACTATCTATCTCAACATTTATTCTAGCGACATTCGATTTATTGGATGTGTTGTATGTAGTTAATGTTTGTAGAGATTTAGATAGACTTTTAGTAACCGTAATTACATCTTTAAATTTACCTTTACAATCATCTTCAAAGGTTGCAAACATTTCAATCCGATGTAATACTGTTTGTAACTGAGTAGTTAGTTGTATAATATCTCTACTTGCAGTTTCAAGTTTTTCTGCCATATCTTTAAGAGCTATTTTATCCATATTCTCTTGAGTAGATAATGTAGTAATAACTTGAGTATGCTTATCGATACTCTCAACTAATTTTTCAATGCGACGTTCTATTTGGGTTCGCCACTCATATTGTAATTTTTCTACAGCATCTAAATTAGCAGTCATCGTACTTTTCCTTTAACTTTTTCAATACAGATGACATAAATATATATCTCCAAATTTCCATAAAAATATCCCCTCAAATTCTTTATATATTAATAATTTATATTACGGAGTTAGTTCTGTATGGTTTACATCCCAAACATGAAATAATTTCTCGAAAGAACATACATTAGAATCATGTATTGTTTTATCAAGATTTAATAATCTGGATTTGATAACATTCAAATTAGTAGCCGTACGTTGTAAGTTTAACGTAATATTATCATCGAGTTGATTATTACACTTTAATGTTTGGTTATTTTGTTTATTTCCCTGTAAAATGTTCTCTAATCTTTTATCAATTGAATCAAAATATTGAGAATTGGAAGTATTTTTAAAAGTAGATATCATAGTTTTTTACCCAAAGATGGTCGTTTAGTTGTTGAAATATTTTTAAATGCTGCACCAAAAAAATAATTCACAATAGGACTTAAAACTGACCCTAAAATAAAAACTAATACTATATCAATATATCTACTATTTTCTTCAGATACCATAATAAGGCATATCATAACACAAGTGAATGATAAAACTACGAAAACGAAAGCTAAATAATAGATAAAATTTTTATCAATATGAGTAGGTTTTTCGTCTCTATCTTCACATTCATACAACTTCTGAAGATTATTAGTTATTGTATTGATATATTGATTCATTCTTGAGTTGATATTGTCAATCTCTATTTTATCTAAATTTTGCAATTTAGTAGGATTAGATAAATCAAGATTAGTATATTCTTTAATAATTGTTATATTTTTCTCATATGTGTCAGGTAACATATAAGGTAACAATTCATCTATATGAACTATTCCTTTTTCTTTTGCTAAAAATAATGTTGAAATAATATTTTTCATTATAAGTAACTCCAGGAATATAAATTACGCACCAACAATACGAATACTACCATCATCGTTGCCACCATTAGACGTATCGTAATGAAACCAGCTCATGTTACTGATCCACTCTATCCGTGTAATATTGACAAAAGGTAAAGCTTCCTTATCCGTACGTTGTCTAAATCCAGGTTCAAAGCATCCAATAGATTTCATATCTTCTCGTAATGCTTCAGGTCCACCTAAATCATTCCATTTCAAATCAAAAGCTTTAGCATATTTATGCATCGACAACTTACTACCTTCAGAACAATCAAATGGACGCAATCCCGAATATTTAAAAGGCCCACCCCATTTCCAATTATTAATAATTACACTAACCTTAGAAAAAGATCTTTCGTTGAGATATTCCCAAATTTTATCAGCAATGATCAGAGAAGTTGAATCCAAAATTCCCCACAAAAAATACAATAATCCTTTTTTATCATATTCATTATATAACTCAGGGTAAACTAATTCGTGCAACTTATAATGTTTGCATGTATAAATCATACTATACTCCTATGTTTAATTTTGATGATAATTTCTAATTATATGATGTTTAATTTTATAATAAATCAAACATATATTACTATTTTAAAATATAAACTATAATATACAGAAAGATGTGTACATCCAATTTTATATTTATAAATATAAAATAAATGTAAACATCAGCAACATGTTGTGTTGTTTATTTATTTTTAACTTCCTTAAAGGAGAAATTAACTATGGCACTTTCCGATTACACCCAGATTGCATCGATTATCCAGCTGTCTACCGCCCCAAAGGAAACTTGGGATACTGAAAATCCCATCCTGCCCGAGGGTATGCCTGGTTGGGAGTCTGATACCAAGAAGATGAAGATTGGTGATGGCGTTACCGCTTGGACAGGTCTGGCTTACACTGTCGATGCAACACTCACTCCTGAGCAGAAAGCTCTGCTCGACAATGCTGGTGCAGCTAATGGCGTTTCTATACTGGATGCTAACGGTCTTATTCCGTTGGATACTCTTCCTGACCAGGCTAAGTCTCACATCAAGTACATGGCTGACATTCCGTCTCGTGATGCTGTCGATGAAGCCGATCGTCATTTCATCTATGTCGTTCTGGATGCCTCTGGCGATCCTACTGTCGAATCTGGTGCAGCCACCTACTCTTGGGATGACACTAATGGTGTATGGGTAAAGCTCTCTGAGTTTGAATCCATGGATATTGACTTCTCCGTGTTCTTTAATAAGTCCACTGAGACCCTGGATGACATCGCAGATGGTACGCAGTATGTTCGTTTCACTCCAGCAGAACGCACCAAGCTGGCTAAGGCCATGGTGACAGACGAGACTTATCGTTTTGTTTCGCTTAGTCCCGCCGAGATCAATGCTGCTATGGCTGAGTAGTTTGTATATGTAAAAAAGTAATAATTAAATAAGAGAGAGAGGGAAGTACTTCCCTCTCTCTCTTATCCCATTTTATAATTTAGATATGATATATATTGTATAAATATTTTAATTAAACCAACAAAGTTAAATTAATTATTATATCTTGTCTTAGTATACTATTAACTAGCACATGTGTATATCTTACCGCATATCATTATATTCGTCAAGGTTTTGATGTAACTACTTAGGTACAATCAATAGCAACAGCTTGCGAAGAACAGAGTACTGTATCTAATCAAATAAGTCAAACTATCAATGATATAAATGGTATTAGTAAAGAAACTAATTTGGCAATGACTGAATCGACACAAGCTATAAATGAACTAGCACAACAAGCTCATCAACTAAAACGAATAATAAATCAATTACGATCAGATAATTCCTAAGAAATAGAGAAGAGGACTAATTAGTCCTCTTCTCTATATAAAACTATACATTCTTACTATTTGATAGATAACTTGTTTAACATACGATATAAATTTTACGATAATATAGGAGGATCTTACTATGTTAAATTTCGATAAAACTATTGAAGATCTAAGATGTGTATCTAGTAATGTATGCGAATACCTAGATACTAAAAAATATTTACAAACATTCTCTGAAGAGTCTCTAACTGATGAACTACTGTTACAAACTTGTTATGAAATAGTTATCGACGATTTGTTGGAGATAGGTATATCTTTTTATTGTGATATCTCTGATTTATTTTCTAATTACTATGACATGGAAACTATTTGGATGCTGAAATATATATTTACTATCGAACATCTTAGAAATATTTTAGAAAATAATATCAAATTGAGAGAACGTATTATAAATATTCTTAATGATGAGATCGATAATAAACTTATACGAACTTTGGAACTACTAACTATTACATATCCCGACAACGAAATGTATTATCGTGTATACGATTTTATGAATGATAAATGTACAGATCGTGATGAGTTTAGAGTATATGTAGAAAGAATAATTGACCTCTCTTCTAAGATATTGGAATTTGACGAAATTCAAGAAGATGATATAGAAAAGATAGATCAGCTTATAACTCACGTACAAACTTCTCAAAATAAAGCTAAAGAAATATTCGATTTAGCTTTAATGGAATATCCAGAACTGGATGCAATAAGATTGAATAGGGATTATAAACGATATAATCGAGATAAATTATATCCCAATAATATCAATTCTTATGCCTGGTTCGTAGATATGGAATTGTCAAATACAGAATTATACCCTCACGAAAAACCTCTATACGACAAACTAGATTATGAACATAATGTTCGCAACAATCACCATATTGAATATTATGAAAATATTCCACATACTAAAATATCTAAAGAAGATGTTTTAAATCTCTTAGCTAATTGTTACGAACCAAACAAGTCTAATAGTAAAGGTGACATTTTAAAAAAGATGAATGATATCTATCATCGACTAATAGTTAAACATGACATATTTGATACCTATTTTGAATTTGTTAACGATTTGGTAAATAGGATCGATTTATGATTCCTACTATATATACTGGATATTTTGCAAATATAAAAAAATATCCAAAAAATGTATGTACAGTATCTATATCGCGATATACTCCTAGATGGTATAGTGGATTGATATACAAAGGAGTAAGTCCTAGTACAGATCTAGTATTGAAGTACAAATCGGGCAGAATTACAAAACCTAAATATACACAACAATATATAGCTGAAGTATTTCCTACATTTAATAGTCCTCACATCCACCTTAATAATATCTGTCAATTATGTAAAGATTGTAAAGTTGTCATATTGTGTTGTTATGAAAAGCCAAGCGATTTCTGTCATCGACATATATGTGCAAAGATGTTAAATCATTTTATTAAGGTTCAGAAACTACACATACCGAAAATTGAGGAATATATCATATGAATATATACATAGCACAATATTCAGAAGTAAAGTACGATAAGACTATTTGTCCAATAAGTATTTCCCCAGACGTACCTGCAGGTTGGAATGGACAGTCGTTAGCTGTATTTTTTCCACCAGCGAACTTGAAAAGTCAATTTAAGTCGGGAAATGTTTCAACAGTCGATTATACCAATGCCTACGAAAGTATGATATTAAATAAATTAAATCAAAAAGATATAATTGAACAATTGTTCAAACTATGTAGTCCTAAAGATGTAGTTATATGTTGTTGGGGAACTGAAGATACTTTTTGTCATCGATACTTAGTAGCTAGATGGTTAAATGATTGGATTAGTGTAAATCCGGAAACTTACAATCTATCTCTAGTTAGAGATTATAAATTTAGGAACTTAGCAAATGAAAGTCAGCGATGATCTTAACGTGACCGTAGACAATACTACTTATACTACTTTAGATATATTAAAGTTGTATAAAGAAAATCTTAAAAAGAGAGAATACTTAATATCTATATTTTGTGAATGTGAATTACCAAATATCACAATAGAACCTTATATAGGAAGAATTGGTAACTATAACGATAAGCCATACGTAATTACTTCTATAACTGATGAGGCAATAGTAATATCTCCATTACAAAGAGTTGTGTTGAAATTTACAGACAAATTGACTATATCTCCAAAAGATATTATTAATGTATCAACTTCTACAGAAACTACAGTCGGAAGATATATTATTAATTATCTACTATTAGCAGATCCTTTTGGTGATATAATCCCTTACATGAATACTCAGATAAAACCAAATAAGATTGAGAGTATTGTTGCAGATTATATAATCGAAGACAAATTAAATGGTGAGGCATTAAGTACATATCTTGATAACGTATATTTTATTGGTCACTTTACAGAATTGTGTGTTCCTAGTTTTAGTGACAAATCTATTACAACCTCACCTAAGGTTAAAATCCGGCGAGAAGAATTATTAGAAAAATATAAAGATCAATTGGATGATCCAGTTATTATGTCTAAGATAGAAGATGAATTAATTCAACTTGATAAAGAATATTTAGCTGATGATCCTAGTTATGGATTTTATAGTGCGAGCGGTAAAGCCTTTAATGTATGTCGAAAACGTATGTATTGTACTGGCGGAATGTTTGATACGTTTGAAAGAGAATCTGGATATGATATGGTAAATACTCCATTAGATGAAGGTTGGCAGGAGAAAGATTTTCCAGTGCTCTGTAATGATATCCGAAGAGGTATCTACAATCGAGCTAAGAATACTGCCAAGGGTGGAGAAGGTACTAAGTTCATGTGTCGTATTTTTCAAGATTCTGCTATAGTCGAAAAAGATTGTGGTACTAAAAAAGGTATAACTGTATACCTAACCGAAGCTAATAAAAACAGTTACATATATAGAAATATCATTACAGATAAAGGGATAATAACATTAACCCCAGACACTATAGATAAGTATGTAAATACTACAATCAAAATACGAAGTCCCTTATATTGTAAAACAAAAAATGGATATTGCGCTAGGTGTATGAATAAAATTTTAGAAGAAACCGAAACTGAAGCTCTCGGACTGATTGCTGTTAATATCACTAGTGCTATGCTTCAAAGTTCTTTAAAGAGTATGCATGGTTCCAAATCTGAGTATAACAGTATAACGAGTTTGAATGATTTTGTCATATGAATCATTTTTTATTACAATATTTATTATGTTGGAATATCTATTATTTTTTGTTTAAACCTAACAATACTATAGTTAAAAGTATAACATATGGTATATTTAGGTAATGAATATTCCAGCTATATTTTATTCTAACTTAAGGAGTATGTGATTTATGGCTAAAGTACCTGAGAAGAAAAAGGTTGAAGTTTCGAAAGGAGAAGTATCTACTAAAACTGATAAAGTGTCAGAAAATAAGGTAGATCCGAAGGTTGAGGAAAAACCGAAGGTAGATCCGAAGGTTGAAGAAAAACCGAAGGTAGATCCGAAGGTTGAAGAAGAGGCAAAGAAACCCACAGAGAAAACTGAAAAACCTGAAGCTTCCACAGAGCAACCGGTTAATAAAACTGAACCTGTTGCAGTAGAACGTAAAATTTCTACTTATGGTGAAGTAAAAAATGTAGATATTGCTATGGTTCAATATATCGATAGATATAATGATATTCTGAAGAGAAACAGTATCGCTATGTCTATTAAAGCTTTGTCTAACATTTTTGCATATGTATTGTCTAAACCTACAAATGCCAACCTTGAATGTTTGTATGTATGGTTTAGTAATCCTGATTATCAGAATAGCATCTTGGCTGAATCTGTTATTTTTCAGGGCATCAATAAGGTAGGTATCAAAATCAGAAGTAAGATGGAAGTCATGTATATAATCTTTAGGGAATTGACTACGACCAAACGTAATGTTAGTTTGGAAAAAGCTCGCGAATATCTGCCTGAAGAAATCATTACATGGATAGCTAAGAAGAGAAAATCGAAATAAGTAAAATAACAAATACAGGATAGACTATCTCCAACTATGGAGATAGTCTATCCTATACTTTATATGTGTAGAGACTTAATCTTCTCTACACCAACACAAAAGAGGAAGGTATGCGCGACGACCGATTTGCCGCATAATATATCTACCTTTTATTTTAGATCAGTTGCATCATTCTTTAATTCTCCATCTGTAATTTCTATAGATTCTTCACCAAATCGATCGATTATAGTTTGGTCAAGCGCTTCGGTATCTTGAGCCTCATATTTATCATTAGCAGACTTTGATGACATCTTTGCAAGATATTCAGCAACAGCTTTCTTATAATCATTAGTATTTCCATCCATTTCAATTTTAGACTTAATAGAAATACGATTATATTGTTGTTTATCGATGTCATTAAGTTGTCCCGATAACGCATTAATGACTCCCATCTTTGCCTCGACATCTTTTGCAGGCAAATTATCTATATCTAACTTCATATCATTAACTGCGGTATAAAGTTTTGTAATTATCGACTGTCTAACTTCGTAAGTATAATCATAAGTTTTATCTAATTTCGACATATCCCGTTCGATGGAAGTAAACGTAGAATTTAGTTCCTCACTATAAATTCCTTCATTTCGTTCAATATCATTATCTACATTTTCCATAACAAAAGTCCTCACTTTTGATTGATTCTATGAAATAAAATATAATTCCTTTAATTTTCAGTATTATAGAATTATACTACATTTAAAAAACTATATCATTATTTATCGTATTTTTATTAAGTAAATAAACATATATTATCTATATGAATTAATAATTTACTCTTACTTATTGGAGTAAAGATTAATTATAATTTACAAATTGTGAATATTATGTATTATAATAATCAAAGAGGGAGTAACTATTATGGCACCAATTAAGTATGATGAAAGTTCCATCACTACCGTTGAAAAATTGGAACATGTAAGACTACGACCGACTGGATATGTTACAGATGTAGAAGTGATGGGACAGTGGCACATCTTAAAAGAATTGATCGATAATTCTATTGACGAACTTGAAATGATGGGTACTTTGGGTAAACTGACACTTTGTATGTGTAGAGATCCAAAAGGTCGTTATCAGATGATAGTTCATGACAATGGTCGCGGTGTACCTATAGGAAAACTATTAAAAGTATTTACTGTTTTGCATACTAGTGGTAAGTTTGATACTGACTCGTATCTAACTAGTAGTGGTTTATTTGGTGTCGGTAGTAAAGCTACAGCAGGATTAAGTAAGCATTTTAGAGCACTTACCTTCCGACCCGACGGTGTAGGTGATCTTTATGTTCAAGACGGTATAGCTCCTGCCGATATACGAGTATGGAAAAAAGATATGGGTACCAGCGGTACTGCCATCATCTATGAACCAGATCCTACAATATTTAAACGTATTGATGAATTTAGTGAAAGTGGTTATTACCAAATCATTTCTCTCTTAGAAAAATTCAATCTTTTCTCATCATACAAAATAGAATTTTATATCTATAATCAGATATTGGACGATTCTTTTTGGGAGTTGCCTACAAAAGATACTATAAGTGTAATATATAACATCTTAGATAAAGGTAAATTAATTTATAATAATGCCGACAAATCTGATCCTGACGAATATCTTAAAGAGTATTTTAATGTACTGCGACCGTGGGCGTGGCAGCATAGAGTAACTCGTTCTATTATGGACGATAGAAAGTTAGGATTTGATATTTTGATGTATGGCGTTAAGTATGAACAAATTGGTGGACATCTGGCATTGATTAATAGTGTACCTATAGATGATCCAAAAAGTAGCCATATAACCGCTTTCCATAATACAGTTAAACGGAATCTATCTAAATACATTGGCGATAAGGATATCACCAAATACTTTTTACAGACCTATAAGTTACCAGTATTCGTTGCTATGAATATCAAATATAGTGGTGCAGAATTGACTGGTACTACCAAACATAGTTTTTCTTCAAGTGAATTCAGTATATTGTTTGGGAAGGTATTTGGAGATCTGTTAGAAAAATCTACAGACAAAATGTCTCAATTATATGAACTACTCAAAGAAGATATCAATTCTAAATATGTACAATTCACTACAGGTTCTACTAAAGTAGAATCTAATTCCAAAAGATTGATGTTATCACTTAATCATCCAACGAAATTTAACGACTGCAGTACTTCTGATAGGAGTAAGGCTGAATTGTTTCTTACTGAAGGTGACAGTGCTAACTCAAATGAAGGACGTAATAGCGAATTTCAAGCATCTTACTCTCTACGTGGTAAACCTATCAACACAATCACTGACAAAGAACATATCCAAACTAGTATGTTAAATGTTAGAAAGAATGCTATATTCGAAGATATCATCACGATTCTCGGGTTATCGCCAAATCAAACAGATTTTAGCAATCTAAGATATGGTAAAGTATTCATTATGGCAGATGCCGATAGTCACGGTAAACACATCTGCAATATTGTCATAGGAAACTTGTATGCATACAATCCCAAATTTATCGAATCTGGAATATTGCATATAGTTACACCACCATTTTACGGACTTAAAATGAAAAACAAGTCTGTACCAAATATATACATTTATAACCCTGACGACTTTGTCAATATACTTGCACAAAATGTATATTATCGAGCATTAGAATTGAAAATATACTCTCCGGGAGTATTTGAGGGTAAGGTACTCAATGAAGAAGAATTTGTACAATTCTCCAGAATCGTTTCTTATGTAGGTGACATGATTACTCGTTTGAGTAAAGAGCACCTTATTCACCCACTATTGTTAGAACAACTGACTTATGTAACATACTATTTAACTCCAGAAACTATGGATATTGAATATATCAAAACTGTTTTTAATAATCCAAATATTACATACGATAACACTAATAATATTTTAAGTATCTCGATTGGTAGAGAAGATTTTATTATCTCGCTGACTAACGTTGCAACGTCTCTGTACGAAAAAATATTACCATTTCTTAGGAAAATTGAATGGGATAAGTTAGCTTATGTCATTACTACCAAACATACTGATATGTACAAAAATACTCCAGTATCTTTGATGCAACTCTATCAAATATTCGAAACGTTGAACGATCTGTTTTATATTGAACGATATAAGGGGTTAGGTAGTATGTTAGTTCCCGACAAAGCAAGAACTTGTATTGACCCCAAACATAGAACTTCTTTTCAAATAACAACAGTTGGTGATGAGAATAAGTTATTTAATTATCTAGGTTCTGATAGTAAATATAGAAAATCGCTATTGGAGATGACTGATGTTGAAAACTTTTAAGGAACTAACAAAAACTGAAAAACTGTTAACTCAAATAGTTTCATATATGCCGACAGAAAGTAAGTCGGTATTGTCTACTTACCTAACGACAGAGCAATATATCGGTTTCACCGATAGTCTAACTGACATCAACACTTCCAACCAACTTCAGGTAAATAAAATATACGATGTAGATCAGTTAATTGATCAACCATTAGTATTTGCACTTACGTTATTGTACGATCCTTCAAACCAACAGTTACTCATTTTATTGTTAACTAAATTTAAAGAATTCCTTAACATGCATCCAGATTTTGAATTTAATATATCGAATAGGGAATTGGATATGGTAGTATACAACAAAATACAATTCAATTCTACTGAAACTATTCGTATACTCCTAATCCAAGAACGTTTAGCTAAGTGTATTTGTAGATACCAATACAAACACAAATTAGATATCATCTATCCATTATTATTCAGTATCATTTTAGCTAATGATTATGGGAATGTTACTCTTGCCAAAGGATTGACTGATATACATCTAATATGTATCAAATTGTTAAACTTAACTAATCCTAATCACTTTTTACATGACCAAATCGATACTACATTTAAATATCTTTTGAGGAAAATGGACGAGAAAAAGATCGATGACCATAATATGAATCATTTACATATTACAGTTACTTCAGTATTTGTAATGATATTTGTATATGTATTTGATCATTTTGTTCATGTGTATAGTGATGAGAGATGTCGAGGTATATCATCACTATTGGTCAATTCGATTTCTCAAAGCATAAGCGTGGAGGGTTGATGTGGCAATTAAGAAAGGGAAACTAATTTTAAGTCCTCTTACATCCGACGATCTTGTATTTAAAGAGGAGGACATTCTTGAGGTGAGTGACATATTGGCACGTATGTTACGATACCTTTTTGTAAAATTAGAAATTACCAATGAGCAGTTGCAGGATAGATTTTCTGCACATGCTGCTCGTTTGGGATTGCGGTCAACGGAAGCAAACTATTGGAAAAATAACACCCTTAAAGCTATTCTAAATGATACCATCACGATGAAAAGCTTTATGAATGTTTTGGTAAATATCTTGGAATTAAATCCTTCCAATTTATCACTTACTGTAACATTACCAAATTCTGAGAAAGAAGTAGTCATTTCTATGGATACGTAAAATGTATATGAGTGTATATCCTTTCGGGGATATACACTCATATATGCTTATCGTGGGTATCTATATAGAAATACATATTATTACCATATTAAGAGAACAAATGTACCGCATATCAAGCACTTAAATTCGACAATAGAGGTAATGAGTATGGCCGCCAACAAATCAGAAAATGATAAAGAAGTAAATTTAACTGTACCCATAAAGCGGGTAGCTTCCGATATCATTAAAGAAAATACTAAAGAATATGGATCGTATACTATCGATGGACAATTCCCTTCTCCTATTGATGGATTACAAAAAGTCCATAGGCGAGCATTGTGGGCTATTTACAACATTCCTAATAACGAAAATAAAATTCCAGGACTTACTCTACTGAGTGATGTTTTAAAGTTACACCCTTTTGGAGATATTAGTACATATGACGCCATTGTCAGACTGACACAACCATTTAAGTTAACCAATCCTGTTATTGACATGATAGGCGATTGTGGTACTTACAGTGGAGACCGAAGTGCTAGTGCTCGATATTCGAGTTTTAAAATAGCACAATTTACGAAAGATCTATTTTTTAATGGTACTGATAAAAGATCCTACCACATGGTTGTAAGTGAAGATCAGAAATCATTAGAACCAGCATACTTAATTCCCAAACTCCCTACAGCATTGTTGTTTCAGAACTGTACTCCAGGATTTGGTAGTAAATCCATTACTATGTCTTACCTATTAGAAGGTGTAGCTGATTTAGTAATGGCATATTCTCAACACCATAAACAGTATGGAATATCTGTACCGTGGGATTATACTAAATATGTTAAATACCTTATTCCACATAATCCTATATGTGGACATTTAAGAAATGCAGATATCTTAAAAAGTCAAATGCAAAATGGGGAATTTGATGGAAGAGTAACTACAGATGGAATTCTTAATTTATATCCCAATCGTGTAGATGTAGTTTCTCTTCCTATGACTGCAAGTATCGATAGATGTAAATTAGACATATATCAAGAACTAGGAAAGAAATCATCTATATTTGATAAGAATATAGCAGATTATATCAATTCATCGGAAACAAAATTAACTGCTAATTTGTCATTCAAAATAAAGAAGTCAGTTAACTATATTGATACTATAAACGAGATTAAGAGAGTAATTAGATTTACTGGACACATAACTCCAACAAACAACTATACCATCAATGGGGTTGTTGCTCATATGAATCCTATCCAAGTCCTAAAGTATTGGTATAGAGAACGATACAATGCCATATTATCTAAAAAGAAATATAAACAGATGTCAAACTATACTAAGTTACAGGAACTCGAATTGAAGTTATTAGTGTGTGACGAAGTAAATGAAGTCATACAAATTATTCGCACCAACGATAGAGAAACTGGTATGAGATTGTTAATGAAAAAGTTTAAAATCTCTAGCCATAAAGCTCATTTGTTGATGGATATTCCTCTTGGCACTTTATCCTCATCTTCTAAAGAAAGTCTCATAAAGCAACGAGAAGCAGTTCTGTTAGACAATAAAGCTATTGTAGAAAGTTATGATAAGGTAGATGATGAGATATATAACGATGCTAAATATATTAAAGAGAAATATCCTACCAAGGGCGGATTACGTATTCCTAAGTATAAAGGCTATATCTGTATCGATAATGATCTCATATATCAATATGAAGATGATAATGATCTATGTGAAATGTTATCGAGGTTTTACAAACATGATATTCGATTAGATCATTATAAGACTAACGATAAAATATTTGAATTGATTGCAAATAAGAATACTAAAAATTATGGATTGATTGAGGGATATTGCCTTCCTAAAATTCTTAAAGGTATAGGCATCATCCATACAACTACAAATAAAAATCTAAAAACTGTATATAAGAAATGTGGTGGTATTGGATATGTTAATAAGTTAATCATTCCTGAAGATGATGATGTTGAAGTATATTTGACTGGACGTAACATTACAACCATTGATAAATATGGAAAATTAAATCGTACTACCGTAGATATACTTCCCGAAAAGAAAAGTATATGTCGAACATTAGGTTCTGATATCATTTATGTCTACGATGACGATGACGATCCTAGAATTATAGTTTCAATGAATACTAGTGATACAAATAATCTACGTTTGCAATTAGTTACAAAGGATACTACCGAAATCATAACTACTATGTCTGGCGAAACAAAGATATTGGGAGCTTATAAAATAAATGAATATCCGAATATATATACTCATCTACTAGATAGTTGCTTGTCTAGGACTAAAATTAAATTTATTAAAATAACCAACCCAATAGAATTATTCACTAATAAAGATTATGTAATTGTTGAACTTACGAAAACAACTACATGTAAACGAAAGATAAAAAAGATCAATAAAGCTCAAAACTTTATAAGTATATAAGTATATAAGTATATAAGAGAGAGATCTCCGATTTGGAGATCTCTCTTTTGTTAATAAATAGTATATTTTATTTTTTCAAAATTAACTATAGATTAATCATACTATATAAGCAAAGTTATACAACTAAAGGAGACGAATATTGTGAACGCAAAACGTAAACAAGTACAAGATTATATATTTAAAATTTTGAAAAATATTGACCTGGATGGGTATAATATTAAATTATATACTGAAAAATTTGCAACAATGTCAGATAAAGCTTTTGATACATGGATGAAAGATATCAAAGATGGTAAGTATAAACTTACTATTTATATTCCAAATATGAAAAATAATGTAACTATGCAGCATATAACAAATACTGCCAAAGCTGTTGGATTGACTATATCTGATCACCTATGGATGGAAGATTCAACTACAGGTATAAGGTACAAAACTAACCATAAGTATTTGATATTGCGCATGCCTATACGTAGAGTAAAGCAATATTTAGATGCTAAAATATCTGTACCAGAAAGTGATACTAAAACTGATTTACTTACAGGACAGGTAATTAAACCAGACAAAGGATCTTCGATTTCTCTTATCGAAATGCAGACTCTGGTATCAAAAGGATTAGATAAATCTATTATCGAATTTATGAAAGTTCGTGGTGGAGATGTTCATGCTTATAGTGAATTTAAATCGAAACTTGAAGAAACAGGAACTGCAAATTTGAGCGATCTTTCTCCTGATAGTATTCCTAGAAGTGTCATGGTTGCTGATATCTATTTACGAGGTATGCATATAGACAATAACTTATCTGGAGTATAGTTTATGGCTTACGAATACGAACAATCCCAAGGTATATTGTCAGCAGCAAATGCTAATGAAGCTTCAGTATCTGATATGTTAAATAAGAATGGATACAGTATTAATAAAAATCCATCTGATGATAAAACTATTAATAGTAATAAATCTATTAGTAATTTTAAAATGCTAAATAAATCTAAAGGTTCAATTAAGCAACCAAAAGCATTTATTTCTCAACCTAGCAGAACTACAGTAAATGAAGTTTCTTTTGAGGAATACGATACAGCTACTGATGAAGTATCGACAATGAGTGATATCAGAAAACGATCTTTGTCAGATTATACAGGTGTCGATATTCAAACTGATGAAGATTTAGCAAAAGCTCGAGAAATCCTTAAGAATGATGTTGCGTATATGTCTAATGCTGGTGTCGATTTGGACACATTACCAACCGAAGATCCAAATGAAGATATCGTTGTTAAAGAAAAAGAAGGATTTAGTTTAGAAACTTTATCGGCACTAGCAAAAAAAGTCCCTAAGCTCGGAGTAGGTGCCGCTTTAGGAGATCTCAATTTATCCAAAGATATTCCTATGATTGCAGATGAATTAGGAAATCCTATCGATGGTATCCCCGCAGGATTAGATCATGATACTGTAAAGGAAATGTCAAATAAAGCTAAATCTATTTGTTCTGGGTCTGGATTAGACATCTCCGATTTTGGAAAAAATTTAGGTCTATTTGATGCTCTATTAGCACTAGCTGCAGAAATGGGATTGACTCAGTTATTGAAAAATTTAGCCAACTGTCTTAATTATTTTGACTTTAATGGTGAAGATGTTCTTTCTGAAAAATTTCCAACATCTATTGCAAATGGGGATTACAAAACTGCGGATACTATAGTAGATCTTATAGGAAAAGATAGAATAAAAGATCCTGTTGGTAGTGTAAAAGAATTAATAAGTAAAATACCTGGAAATGAAGAAGAGCCTTTGCCTTACGTACAACATCTCATGGATAATGCTTCAGTATCGAATGAAGATATCTACACTTCCCCTGTTGACAATTACGGATTTGAATGTGATGAGGAACTTACAGCAATAACGGTCACTAATAGTTCTGATTTTTCTAGTAACGATAATATAAAGCAAGGTATCTTAGGTGACGAAGCAGAATTGATTGGATCAAATCCTTTTTCTGAACCTGAAGAACTTGCAGAAGATACAACATCATTCTCAAATCAAATGTGGTAAATAAATAGGAGATTTTTCATGAGTATAGTAACAACAGCTAAACAATTCATACAATTGTCTGCAGCGCCTGCGGCTGAATGGGAGATTGTAAATCCAAAACTGCCAACAGGTATGGCTGGGTGGGAATCTGATACTGGAAAAATAAAAATTGGTAATGGAGTATCCAGTTGGAATACTTTATCTTATGCTATCGAAAGTGTTATTCTCGAAGAATACATTACCAAACTATCCAATGCTAATTTACCTAATGGTGTAGCAGTATTAACTGAAGATGGAATTCTCCCATTAGATATACTTCCACCACAATCTAAAGAGCATGTAACCTATGTAGCAAATATTGAATCTCGAGATAATATCCCTATTGAAAATCGTAATGGTATCGTAGTAGTTATAGATGCTACTGGAGATATTATAAAAATCGAAGATGCCATTGAACATACTTTCTATAATGTATACGATAAAGCTGCAGAGGATATCGATGGTGGTGGAGCAGTAATCGTAGACTTTGGAACTATCCTCGGTGTAAATCCTGAAGATTTTGAAAATACTACTCCTGCAGACATTACCGTTACTCGTGGTGGTGCTGTTTATGTCTGGAATGGTAATTCTACAAATGGTACGTGGTTAAAGATTTCCGAATTTGAATCTATGGATATCGATTTTTCTGTATACTTAGAAACACTCAAAGCTAATTTAGATATCATTGCTGATGGTGTAAATTTTATAAAATTTACATTAGTTGAAAAATACAAACTTGAAATTACTATAAATATGGATGATGTATATATTTATAAAGGTATGGCTCCAAATAAGATTAAAACGTTATAGTGTAAAATATTACATACCATAAAAGGATACGTCCCATGTGGGACGTATCCTTTTATGCCATATCATTTTTAGATATATATTATCTATAAGAATTGCATTATCTTAATCTAAAAAGGAGTTATAGTTATGAGAAAAATTCATTTTAATGAAGCGTATAATAAATCTAATACAAACTATTGTGGAGTTTTGGGAAGAAATACTGTTTGTTATTATGGAGAGTATCAAGTAATTAATTACTCAGACGAACCAATCTATATACAAGATTGTGAAGGTGAGGAATACACCATTCCTTCATCGTATCGAGCCGATACCCCAACTCGGATAGAAATATTACATCGTCGAGTAAATGGGGCTAGAAGTTTTTCTTGTAATGTAGAAAAATTTGATGGTCCTATTGAAGTTATGACTATCGATTATGATAAAAATTATAGTACACCTACTTATATCAAAGAATTAAATATCTTAATATATGGTCCCAATTGTAAAAATATAGCTAAACATCCATGCTTCAGTAATCGGTTTGGGTATGTTGTAGAATCGTCAGAAGACATTATTCGAAAGGGAGCTAGTCAAGCTCCTATATTTATTTTAGGTAATGATCCTACAGGGAAAATAAAGCATATATACCTAGGCATTAATGGTAGTGTATGTGATGTTAACGTTTCTCAAGATCCAGATAATGATGAAAAATATTATCTCTGTAGGCATAATAACGATTTGAAGAAAAAGTATTCATATGAAGAACTTGATCCTAAAAGTTTAGAATGGGATCATGTTCTAGAGTATGTTACAGAAGATGGAAATATATTTCCTATATGTTTAGGGAAAGATAGATTAAAAGAATATCTTGAATCTAAGCATTTAGAAAATCGAAATAAATTTTCTTCTACACATATCGCTAATGCTCGAAAAGAAGTACAACAGACATTAGCTGTAGAAATAGAACAATTACAAGACACAATCAAAGTTAGAGATAAGACTATTAGTAATCTCAAAAGTACTCATGCAGATATGTTGGTAGAGAAAGATACAGAAATCAAACTACTGAATAATCGAATCGCATCTCTCCAAAAAGATATGGAATTGAGACTTGACCTTAAGAAGAGAGATTTCGATGATGATAAAACAACTATAGATATGCAGTTATATAAGGCCAACTCAGATCTTAAGGAAAAATTATCGGAAACACAAAAAGAGATTGCTAGATTACGAGTGAAGAAAGAAGAGAATTCTGTTAAATCTTCACAAGTGTCTACGCTCGGTATTGGATTTAAAACTGCAGCTATTGTACTACCCATTGCAGCCCTCGGCCTTAGTTGGCTAGCTGCTCATATAGCTTCATCTACAACTAGTGCAATTGTAACAGGTACAACATTTATTGGTAGTGTAGGTATTGCTATCTGCGATGGAGTACGATATGTTGGTAGTAAAATTTGTGATACTGTAGGAAGTTTTTTCAGTTGGTGTTTTGGCTAAACTGTTTGGAGGGAATATATGGACAAACTTATTAAGGGTGTAAGTAATCGATTACCCCAATTGAATGATTACTTACTTCGAGATTTTAGAAAAGAGCAGATAAATAAATCTGCTGAATTTCTAGAAATCGTTTTTAAAGAAGCCATAAAAATATTCAAAGGAGAAATTGAATATGTAGGTAGCTATCGAATATTATCGCCCGAAGAACGGTTAGAATACGAACTCAATAATAAAATAACAAAAGGTAATATCAATATCCGTCATTGTGAATGGGTATTGGTCGATTATCAATTCACTTACCAAAATGCAATTTATCATGTCTATATATATCTCCCATACGATTTTCGAGGATATATAAAGATCAATAATACAAATTATGCTATACAATTTTCCATTAGTGAACGAGTATTTACAAAGATTAATGATGGTATCATTGCCAAAGTGATTAAGCTACCTATTAAATTTTGGAAGAATCAGATATTCCAATTAAAATCATTATCTAGTGGTAAAGTAGATTTTGAAACTATCATCACTACTCAGATCCACAATAAAGACAATAAACGTCGAAAGAAGAGTATTTCGGCTACAGTTATCCATTACCTCTTATGCAAGTATGGATTAGTCAAAGTATTGGAAATGTTTAATATGGCCGAATATGTATCTGTAGTGGATAGTATTGATAAGACTGATGTTGATATTTACGAATACTATGCTTGTCAGCGAGTAGTTCGAAATAAACAACCTCTCTTATTGAAGGTAGCTAAAGATGTTATGAAAGATATAAGAAAGAAGCGAGTAATTGCTTCAATCTTATATCTTTTAACTAACTTCAATAAGCAAACAATTGAAAGTCTATATGATACTAACTGTACTATATACAAAATCATGTTAGGTAAAATCATACACGGAAATCATACTCCAGACCCTGCTGCACTTAATCATATGGATAACCATATGCTCAGTTTAGATGGGTATCTCGATCCTATCACAAAGCAGAGATTAGAAGCTTCAGGTATCTACATTCAGAATATCTACGATATGCTAATCTACATATTCTGTAATATTGACAGAATGATATTAGATGTATCTCATTCCGATCTGTACGACAAACGAATTGATGTACTAGATGAACTTTTAGTTAAGACTATTGTTCAATCTATATTTTATCGATTTTATACAATGGAATCGAGAATTACTAAATTGCAAGATAAGCTAGTAAAGAGGCTATTACGACTATCGAATAGACAAATTACTAAGTTGTATAGATCGCACATGGTAAGGATGAATCCTGACCGATACAACGATAATTGGTTGATTGGTACAGGGATTAAGAAAGTAAGGCAAAAAGATTTTGGCGCATCAGCTACAAATAGTTTAATTAATGCACCCGAACATCGATTCCACCCATCATTTGCATACGTAGAATCGCTGATAGCATTTGGAACTAGTAATCCTGGCAGTACTGGATCTATAAACCCCTTTCTTTCAATTGATGAAAATGGATTTATAGTAAAGGAAGATTACGCTGAACAAGCTGATGCCATTTCTTCATTTCTACCTTACGTCAAATAATGTTTTATTAAATTAAGGAGATAACGATTTATGTACAGCCCTATGCAACAATCACCCCTAAGTAATCTGCTGAATCAATATATGACCATGTATACCGATCAGATGTGTCGCCAAAATCAGATGAATCCTAATTTTGCAGAAGAAATAAAACGTACATTTATGGGACACATCCCTCATATCGAACAGAAACTTGTGACAACATACGGCCAAAGTCTAACCGAAGGTGTTATAAGTAATGAAGTTCAACAGTATATCAATAACTACATTAATACTGTAAATAATACTAGAAATATTTCTAACAATATAGTTGGAAATAATTTACAGCAGCCCAATTTTGGATTTTCTGGTGGTGGATTTTCTGGTGGTGGATTTTCTGGTGGTGGTGGAATCTCAGTTGCACCTGGACGCTTAGGGACAAGTTTAAACAATCAACCAAATCCCTATCCTCAGAATCAGCCCCAGAATCAACCCCAACCTCAGTCCCAACCGATTCAAAATACTAACTCTAATCAAAATATGCCTATGCCAAATCCACAAACTGCCCAGAAACCCTTCAGAACTCCAAAAGAGTCTGACGGAAATCAAGCCGAAACAAACATTCACAATATTGAGAAAATTCAATTGTGTAGAGATGTTAAAACCTATAAGGGCGATAATTACAATTGTAAGTTGTTTGATATCGAGTTGTATATTCCTGAAAATGATTTGGAAACCTGCATTCATGCATTTGAACTATCAAATCCGAATTTGGTAAGGAAGACAAATTGGCTGCATGACATCAAGTATCAGGAGATGTGTTGTGTAAAATCCAAATTGTCCGATACCGAAATGGCAATTAAAGAGATTACTGATACGTTTGCTACTGGGGGTTGGGAAGCTGCTTATGATATCATGAAGAATCATAGTCAGAAATTTAATGAAGTGATGGAGAATGTATTAGTAACTGAAATTAACGATCTCCTATCGGTAAATTGCATTTCGGCTGCTAATTTATTGAGTCCCTCTATTGAGTGTATGGATGATATTGAAGATCTATATACACTTAGCCCCGACGATCCAGATTGGGCACCGCTCGTATCTGGTTGGGGTAGTTGGGAGAACCGAATATCGACCCTAATTGGGTTAGCTTTTCGGAGAGTATTTGGTAATAAGAAATCGACGTTAAAGGTACCAGAAGATACTCACTACATAAGCAAATGTAAAGATATCATAATCCGAAAAGATGGATTCACCGAAACAACTCCATTAAGTGAGGTGACTTCGAGTGATGGAAGTATCGATTCGGAATATATTGAAGCATTTTCTGAACAAACTATTATGTTGATGAAAAAGCGCGTTTTGTATACTAATGTAGTTCCTGACGATTTTATGTATAAGCTCATAAATAATACTGATGGACTATTTAGTATTGAAGAACCACAAAATATGTTAGAATATCTACTATATCATCGAATGGAAATTGACACAACTCCATTTCAACTGTTCTTGTATAGTACTAGAACTCGAGAAAAATTGTTGTTGAAAGTTGGTAAGAGTGTCGAAGGTCACATTATCGTTTCGAAATAAATCCCTCCATTTAGGTACTATAGTGATACTCCTTAGTGGGAGTATCACTATAGTATCTATTTAAAACTATCATGATATTTTTCTTTTTATATTTTTTTTAATAAGTAGTTTATATCATATAATAAATTATACCAATTATCTGAATTATATATAACCCTCAACTGTAGAGCTACCCTAAATTAAAAGGAGGGGAAATTGTGATAAACTTATTAAAGTTTGTACCTTTTCTGTACCGAAATGGATTAATGACAGTGGATAGAGCTAATTGCTTTACTAATATAATCGAATACGGTTTTCCTGAAGACTCCAAATTCACAATAGTGTATGGATACGAGGACTTGACTTCTGTATATCAAAATAATGTTGGAAGAGGTCTTACCTATAATGGACATAAGGCAATTCCTGCAGTAGTATTAGTACAAACTAATAATACTGTTACGCCAACATTCGATCATCAAGTAACTCCAACAATACCCATTACACCTGACGAAATAAAATTCATACAACCATTAGATTTTCTTAATACAACATTTGACGAAATTGAAGAAGGGTATTTGTATATGTGTCGAAATGCGACTAATACACAACACTTTATTCACATGTTTACTACGATAATTAATAGATATCAAATAAGGTTTCCTTAAATACCTAAAGAGATATAAGCGGAGAGCTAATTGCTCTCCGCTTATATCTATATTGCTGACGATTAAATCAAAAATGTATTTCCTTTACCAATCCTAATCTCTTTTTCAATACGAGCATTCGGATTTGACATATTAGTACTATTGAAACAGCAATGAATTCCCAATTGTGTATATATCGATTCTGTATACTGAATAGATGCACCTAGACCGTTGTCGGCAGATACGATCATATCTTCACCAGTATAAATTCCAATCTCACTCACGCTAGCTCGACGAAGATCACCATAAAGAATACCAATCGATTCAATAATTTCTTGTCCAGTAATAATTAACTGTCCTGACAAAAGAACGTTAATTTCATCACCACTAGTTACAGAAGTTCCAGTATCTGTAGGTGTTTGTGGAATAGGATAAAGATTGGCCGGATCAAGTTCATATACTACTTCAGAATTAGTTTCAGCATCGGTCCTAGTTATCTGTACAGCTGTATCTAAAAACTCAATATTCTTAAGATAATAACACCAATAATTGGTACCTTCAATCGTCTTAAGTACTCTGATCCTATAATTACTACGTTCTGCTGTTGTCAGATCTTCATCTTCTGGAACACATCGAAATGGGATAGGTGTATATAAATCCATATTTTTCATAGTTGGAACATATGGAGTCTGCAAATTCCCATCATCAACATTACGACAACCATTAATACCAATACCGAAATATTTAATTTGTGGTTTATTTTGTGGTGTTATAGCTGGAAATAAATTGTATTTACTATTGATAGTCGTATCTGCACGTTGTGACAATGCAATAGGGGAAAATGCTTGCAACTCATTTTCTACACCTATAAGAGTCTTTTGTACTTCAAAAGGTACTTGATTAGTAATTGCCATAATATTTTACTCTCCTAAAGTTTTGAATTGAGTATCTAACGACAAATCTATAAATAATTTATCCTGCATATGGTGTCTATTATCTATAGTTGCATCTAATGGATCTACAATTAACGTCGGGTCAATATAGGTATCTGACATAGAAATATCATCTTCAAATTGCATATCAAATCTATTATTCCTATATCGCATATTGATATCTAAAATGACTGGATCGTAATCTACTAATATATCCGATTTATCAGTCGTAATAGTATCAAAATGTGTATATGTAGGATCTAGATATTGTCTACCTTCTATAACTTGTGTATCATGATCATCAATAGGCAGATTAGATAAAAAGAAATACGTTGCACATTCACGATTAGTATTAAGGAATGCAACATTATAACTACACAACTGTACAAATAGATCTTTCAATTTTGTATAAACATAACTGTTATCATTATCCGACACCGATAAATATTTACGGAATCGCTCTTTAGTAAGTGGAATTAATAATTCGACAAGACTAGAAGCTAATTGTCCGTAACCTTCTTCAGAATTTTGTAAATTATTGTATGCAGTTATCAGTGACGAAATATGAATATTAGATGATATCCATTCGCCATAATTAGTATATTCGGATAATTGGATAGGAATAGTCTTATTTTGAATAAGGCGATTGTATACAGTACTGAGTGATTTGTGTACTAATCTATTAGAAGAATTTCTAATAAGTAAGATATGAGAAATGAGAGCATCGAATTGATCACCAATAAGATCCATCATTTCAATTTGATCAATAGGTATATCTTTATATACAATCTCATCTAATAATTTATTAGTATGAATGTAGTTCTTTATCTGGTAAATATTTCCATCAAAACTAAATGTGGTAGGTAAATCTGTTGGTCGGGAGAAATCAACATAACCTGACGATGTAGTATATCGTGTAGGTAACGTCATTGGAACCTGTTGCATATATCTATGTTGAGCGTAATATAACAAGGCTAAGGCGTCACCTAATGGCATATTTACAAATTCTATACCAGACACCGAATCTACCCAAGCTATACTGAAGTTTAATTTTTCGTATATATATCGAGAAATTAAAGTATCTAAACTAAATTTAATTAATAGATTTTCATACTTATTATCAATTGTATACTTTTTTAATTCCAAAAGTTTTGTAGGTAATATATTTATTCGAGTATTCGATAGTTTGTCAGTAACTTCTTGTACATAGTCTAAAGAGTATCTATCGTCAAATTGTATATTATGCAATCTTCGTTGTATGTTGGCAACGGTTTCAAATTCAGTAGTATCAGCTTTAGCAATAGCGTCTTCGGTATAATCAACTACCTGATCTGACAATATCTCAGGATACCACCTACAATCATCGACACTCGCAGTAGAGTGATATACCTTTTTCCCAACGATAGATATCCTAAATTGTTTTAATATATTCTCAGCTAAAATAGATAATGTAGATTCTTTACCTCTATTCTTCAGAATGTAATTAATATTTCGATATAAAAATAACGATTGTTTATTCGTTAATATATCTCTATAATCTCCTAAACCTTTCGAAGTGAGATATTCCCAAATATGAAAAGTATGTACAGATGGAGTATGTAAATTCTTAATACGCTTACTAAAAAGTGATAATGTCAAATTATACCATACAAGTGCATAAAATGCTATAGGATACAATTCTTCATATTCGAATTCTTGAATATACCACCGACTACCGTTGAATTGTAAAAAATTTTCAATGTGTTCAATTAAAGAGTGTCGTTCGTTTTGATCTAGAAATGTTATATCATATCGTAATAGTGAAAATTCTTCAGCTTCAATAGCTGAATTTATATCAGATACCGGATATACTATAGATTTAATAAGGTCAACTTGATCTGGATACGCTTTTTCTAATTCTTTATATCTCGGCAATCCGACTTTATATAATGCAGCTGTTTTTGGATGATACATCAAATTTTCTTTAGTGAAATTTATCATTTCACCTATATCGACCGAATATACTTCCATCATAGTATTTGAACTATGATATTCCCCAATCATATTTAGATAATAGGGCCATTGAGTTCTATCATTTTTGTCTATCTCATATCCAGAATAACTTAATTCTAAATTCCTCAATTGTCCTAATTTGTCAAATTTGATTGTTACTGTCTTTAAGAAATTATAAATTTCTTGCCTATACAATTGAAATTGATACATAAATTAACCTCTCTATAACCATATATAAGGAGTATCGTCGTGGGAAAATTTACTATAAAGCTTAAAGATATTTTCAATATAACAAGTCCAAATAACTACAAAGCGAATAATCCCACTATAGCGATCAACAATAGTAACATGATTGATGGTGAAGAATATAAGAGTCTAATAGAATCAACACACATTCCTGCAAAAACTACTAATATAAAGCCCGATTCCATTATAGCATATTCCCAACCTATACAAGAAAAAATAGAAGATACTAAACGGGAATCTGATTATATTAGATCGTTGTTGCCAGAAATAAAGCAAGCTGAAGCTGTACTGATTCCTAGTATCTTATCGCCAAATGATTTGCAAGATAGCAACCTCAATATCAATATATCTTTAGATGACAACGCAGAAGAGTTAGAGACCAAATTGGGTTCCCATATTTTACAACATATGGAAGAAAAATATGGAATTAATAATCGATTAGAAGAGTGGTTAAAACCGATGTTGTATGGAGTAGGTGCTAAACCTATAATGATCTTACCGAATTCCATTATAAAGAATATGATGGACAACGAACAAATTGTAGGTAATGAACATCTATTACAACAAGCTTTAGATTCAGTTTGGGATAAACAAATATATACTAATAAGAAACACAATACAACAGCTATTGGAACTGAAACTTTATATGTCGATTCGAAAATATCATCTAAATTACAAGATGAGATTGTAAGTAGTGTACGCACAACTCGAAACGATTCTAAATTTCGTGAGTATACAAAAAATACTACAAAATATCTATCTGGTATTGAAAGTGTGATAGTATCTCGAATGGCAAATTCTCAATTGTTGTCATTTCATGAAAATCCTGAAATTGCAGGATTATGCGAATTGTCGGAAGATGTTGCTAAACAACAGATCAGCAATAACATCACCTCTGCGTTTAAAGGTTATAATGAATATCAATTTGAAAAGGAACCAATAATAGAACTTGAAATTCCTGAAATATCTGAAAATATAGGAAATGCTACTTTATTAGAATTGCCTACAGAATCAATTATTCCTATCCATACTCCAGGTACTCCTACTAATCATGTAGGATATTTCTTATTGTTAGATAAAATGGGTAATCCTTTACAAGATTCAGGAAACGATGGTGATGAACAAAATGATTATAGTAATATCCTTAAATCCTCAAATAGTACAGCATTTGGGGGACAAGAAGATATACGAAAGATCATGGATTCGTACGCTAACCACCATTCCCGGGTAGTTAATCAGGTATACGAACATATCTTAGATAAATATCTAATAAAACAACTAGACAATTTGGGCTTAAATAATGTAGATATTACAACTTCGGATAGTATAACTAAATGTATGTTTAGAAGATTGATGGAAAATAAAGAAACACGAATACTATTTATTCCTAAAGATCTTCTAATATATATGTGCTTTGATTATAATGAAGATGGTACAGGGAAGAGTAAATTGGAAGATATAAAATTTGTACTCTCTCTCAGAATATCATTAATGATAAGTAAGATAATGGCAGCTATGGAAGATGCTATTAATAAGCAGCGTATTACTTTAGAATTTGATGAAAAGATGACTAATCCTTTAGAAACTATGGAAACTATTAGAAATTCATTTATTGCCAAAAAGAAATTGAATTTGTCATATAGACCTTCTAGTATACTCCAGACTCTAACGGAAAAGAGTCTAACTATGGTTCCTAAAAATATTCCAGGATTAGCATCATTCAATTTAGATACTGATAATGCTTCGTCTTCGACAACTAGACCAGACGATGACTTAAGTGAAGAGTTACGTAATATGTCCAATTTGGCACTAGGAGTTCCACCTTCTGCCCTTAATAATTTGAATGAAGATGAGTATTCACGATCAGTAGCTACATCTAATATCTTCTTCTCAAATACTATTAGGAAATATCAAAAAACATTATGCGCTTTTATTAGAAATATTATTTCTACTTATATTAAGTTTAGTAAACCATTACGAGATGAACTATGTGAAATAATACTAAATAGTAAAATAGAAGAACAGATATCAGAAGATTCTACCGACAATATATCTAAAGATAAACTATTAGATAAATATTTATCTCAAATAATCAAAAATCTTTCAGTATCGTTACCTAAACCGAATATAGCTCCAGACAAAGCTCAATTTAATGAATTAAGAGAGTATAAAGATATGATTAATGATATACTCGAAGCTATATATCCCGAAGATATTCTTATGAAAGATAGAGATGCTGGAGAAGGGTTAACACAACTTCGAGCATACTTGAAGAGTAATATTGTAAGAAACTACATCATATCTTCAGGGTTTGGTACTAATTTACATATTCCTCAATTAGACGATACTTTTGAAAGTATGATAGATATTAATGCTATTTATCAAACTATTCTCAATTTTCATAAAGGATTTGATTCACTTAAAACTGTAGTTAATAATGAAGATGGAGAAAATTCTGATAGTGGGTATGGGTATTAATCGTATAGTAAGAGTAGAGGAGGCATATAAGCCTCCTCTACTCTATACTTTACACCCCTTTACCTGTAATCGTATAATACTTATTCTTCATCAAACTCATTACCAATTTCTTCAATCTCTGCACTTATACCCTTATCAGTAAGACGTTCTTCGATCTGAGTAGCAATCGATGGAGCATTGTCGAAGTTGGCCTTATGAAGACCTAAGGCGGTTGCAATATCCTGAGCAGCTCTAAACGTACGCCTATTATGCTGCATAATACCTGCATAGTTGATAGTACGATCCTGAGTCTGAGTAGTACCAATTTCTCTCTGCAGACCAAAGTTACCAGTCTCGAGCGGCCACATATTGGTAACCATAAAACCATCAATGATGTTTTCAGGCTTCATCGTCGGATCAAACTGAATAAAACAGATATCCATAGAGAAGGCAGAAAATACCATTGGATTCAAATCATCATCCTGACCCAAAGCTGCAAGAGCTGAAGCTTGAGTATCAGGATTACGGATTGTAGTTAACCACATCTTATGGAACTGCCAAACCAAGTTTCCCTGAATTTCAGGATAAACAATACTTGGAGAAATGGCTGTACGTTTAGAGTGTGTAGGCATCTGCAATTCCTGACCATCACTAAAAGTCATGGTAGAAGCTGCTTCGAGTGTGTATCCAAAATCGATACCAGTAATGGACTTAGCGTGACGTTCGACCAAAGCTTTCAATATCGAATCAGCTTTATCCATAGCTTTAAACATAGTAGGTGTATGTGTAACAACAGCTACAACAGGAGTAAATACCTGAGGAGTAACTGCATCCAGCATAGGCAATCTGGCACCTACACCTAACTGTCCACCAAGTGGAATATTTGCCAATTTCGTAGTTTCACCGGCAGCTACACTACCTACTTTATTCAAGAACGCTTGTGTCAATGCACTCATTTATTTATTCCCCCTCATTACGACGCACAGGAATGAGAACATTCCAGACACGCTGACTAAAGTTGCCATAAACAGCAATCTCAATAGTGGTCTGATATCCCAAAGCCTTATCGATATCGGTCTGATACACTGACACTTCTGTTTTCAGAAATACCCCAAACTTGGTATAGATATCATCACTAATCGATTCTCGAATTTCACCAAACAACAGTTCAGGAGATTCATCTCTTCCTGCAAAAGTAGCCCACTGAAGTCTAGCTACATGCTTAAGATAAACAAGCATATCACACAAGATATCGTCAGAAATAAGACTGCTGTCGTACGGATAGATGGATTTAACGTCAGGATAATGATATCCTGTCATATCATAATACTGCATATAATTCAATCCAGTATCCCAAGATAACTGCTTATGGTCATCACTATTAGGAAACCAGTTGATAGTCTTAAGTGTAGTAACGGCAGAATTTGGAAGACCCTTAGGTTTGCCCTTAAAGTATACTGCACCCTGCCAAAAACATTTCTTGATCAAACAATCATACGTAGCAGGAACGATCTGTAACCAATTAGGATTAGATACCAAATTACCACACTGTTGGAAGATAGTTCCGCGACAAGCCTGTGTACCATAGATTGTACTTTCAGGATGCAGTAACAACTGACTACGCAATGCTGATCCGGTAGACTGATCTTCTTCTTTAGTGTTGGCCCCATTAAATACATCCTGAGTACTTACAATAACTTTAACATCATCTCGAACACCCAAAAAATCGATGATATTTTTCTTAGTCTCTAAAGGATACCCAGAATCGTAGATATGGGTAATAGGATAACGAGCTTGATCGTAAATATCCGGAAATACTTCACCGGACAACCAAGCATCTGTCAGAGAATTGAGAGTCTCAGGAGAAGTATTTCCATCAGATCCGCCCTGCATGTACTGAATGACATTCTCGTCCATTACTGTAACATTACTAACACCCTCAGTTTTAATCTCTAAATGATCATAAGGATGACCTTCCAAATCGGTAGCAGTCATAATATCGACCATATACGGATTGGTGAGATCCATCATCATCGGTTCAACAGCCATTACTTTCTGACCAATAGTTTGAACATTTTCAGGGAACACTTTCATATTGAAAGGAACACTCGCGAAATCATTATTCAAAATGTGATCAAAATATACACGCCTATCGGTCGAAGTATCAATTGCGTCAGGATTAAAAGAAAACTCCGTAGTAGGATTATTATAGAAGTTTCTTACAGGAGTTGGAATATCCATCCCATATTCCTGAGATACAATTCCGAGATTAAACATAAGTGCGTCAATTGTATTGATTACACTAGTGTCAGCAGTACTCCAATCGAACCAGATCTTAACCCCAACCTTATTAGCCCAAGAACCTGGAGAATCGGGAGTCATTACAAGAATAGGGAAAATAGTAACCCCATCGACTTCTGCAGGAAGAAGATTGTCTGGAGTTTCTTCAGAAGTCAAAGGACGAAGAGCCCAAGTAATTTCAACACCAGGCTCCTTAACTTCGACACCACTTTCCATTCGTGGGATTGGCATACCGGTAAGATCTAATGCTCTTCCACCAAACTCATCCTTTTCATATTGCGTAATTTGAACACCTTCTTTGACATGAGCTTCCAAAACTGCAGAAGCTTTAGCTGCAGTTGCATCAGCCAATCTGACAAAAAAGCATTTCTGATAATTGAGTGTTGTCTTGAAAAATAAATTTGGATGATAAAAAAACTTAGAATATTCATCAAAAGTTCCTTTACCGTACAACTTTGACTGAGTAGTATAATCTCCAAACGAAGGTACACCAACAGGACCCTTTTCTGCAAAACCAAAAAAGATAGGCCGATGTAAAGGACTATCTTCAGGCACAAATACCTGCTGTAACGATTCGTCTTTGACTTCTACCTGGTAATGAGGAAAAGTCTTAAGTTTTGCCATTGAATATCTCCTTTAAGATTGGGTAAGACTATTTTATAACGATTACAGTAATTATATAATTTACAACAAATAATAAGCTGAGGTTAAACGATGCAAAAGATTAACATTTTTAAAACAGCAATTTCTGGGATTTATGGGATTGATAGTCAGTATAAATCTATAGCCGATTTCCTTATTAAGAATCGATCACAAATAAGAATTCCAGTTACAGATACTAATGAAATTATGAAAACTCGTACATTAGCTACTACTAAAATTAGTAAACTATATGATGGCCTCATAAATAGTCATAAGCAGAACGTATTTACTTTATTAAATATACCATCAGGAATTAGTACGCCTGAAATATTTACTATGAATCATATTTTGTTAGATATTAAACAACTCAAAGATGCAAATTCAGCAATTCACAAAACGATTTGTTCTCTACCTGAGTATGAAAACAAAATTATTTTAAATATTACACCTTACCTAAAACGGAAAATTGAGAACGTTGTAACTGATATGCCTAAAGTACAATCGTTATTTGTTAAAGGTTTATTGGTCAGATCTTATTACAACAGTATTGATTGGTTAACTCCTAGTCTTATAAAATATCTTAGCAAATCCTATAGTATGACCATTTCTACTAACATAGCAAGAAATTATAATTTGGATTATAATGATCAACAAATTATTAGTACTATTCTTACTACGTACTTTCATACTAAGTGTTATGGTGATACTAGGGGCGATTTTCCAGTAACCATTAAGGATTGTACAGAACTTGGATCTCGAATAGACATAGTCGATAGGTTAGAGACTATGAAAGAATATCTTAATGGTGATACTGATATGACAATTGAAAGTATATGTGAATTAATTAGAAAGATGGGTCCTGAACGTATGAATACTTTCGATACTCGTATGTTCTATACTATAAATCAAAGATTAGGTAGCGATCATGTATCCACTTTGATGAGTTTAGAATATCCTCCATATTGGGCACATGAAGTATTGCTCGCATTAAGTGGTATAAAATCCGGATTATATATTGCTATGAAAAATCAAATGAGAGGTAAATTGATTAAGGAAGGCGAAGAATTCGGAGATACCCTTACAAGAACTTCTAAGTTTATGGATTCGATCGAAGATATATAAATTAACTTTTATAACCCACAAAAGAGGCACTTTATGTCGATTGACAAATCTACCATATGTAATATACTCAATGAATACTGTTTTGCCAACATATGGAACGAGTGTGCCAGTGAGTCTAGAGTGAATATATCTCCTCGTCTGGTCAACAATAGCCGGTCATGTACCGGCTATTGTTTGACAGGATCTAAAGTCTTACATCTACCATATACAGATAAATCTTTTTTTGTATATACTTTTAGATATGAGGATACAAAAGGATCACTGGCAATTCCGAAAGATACTTGGGTGAATTTAGTAGACCTTTGTAATGTACACGATATTCTCATGAAAGTCTATACTTCTGAGGGTAGGATGTTATCATTCAAAGAAGGATTCATTCAAAGTTGTTCTGATAACAATACCATATTTTTAGCAATTACTAAAAAGGGTTTGAATCGAATCGGGAGTGATAATAGAGAGATATACTTTACACTATACAAAGATCCCGATAAAATTGGTAACGTAACTATTTATAGTTACAATAGTAGTGAATTAAATCCTATTACTCATCGCATCTATGTAGCTACCAAGTCAGCAGTTAGTAAAATGAAACATGAATGTTTTATCAATGGGTATTATTATACCACAGATACGATTGAGAGTGTATATAACCACACTCAAGATATAGATATAATTTATGATGAAGATATCGTCGGTGTAGTTAATATTCCTATAACAACTAATCCTCACCCATTCTACAGTTCTAAAGATAAATTGTATAAAGAAATTATACATATACCCAAAAATATCAATCCAGCAAATAAGATAATTACTCACGACAGTTGTACTTTGTATGTATTGGATCCAAATGATCGAGGTACATATTTACATTATACTTCGGATAGGAGTATAGGACAAATTACTCACAATGATTTAAGTGTACCTACTTATATACTTGATGCACATAAAGATTATCTTGAAACTACTGACGTACGAATTCAGATGAAAATTCGTTTACATCAAAAAGATAACACACTGATGCGCAATCAGGCATATATAGATCTATTATATCAAACTCAAAGTGATGAAAATATTATTTCACATTTGCAAGGTAAGTTAGATCCAGATTTGGAATTTTGGACAGCTGATCATTTAGAACAGCATCCGTATGTACAGATGATGTATGATGTCCCAAATATAATTACTCCAGAAAATTTAGAATACTACATAAATACTTTAGGATATTATCATTCAATATCTTTAATATGTCGTAGAATTCACAATAGCACAATTACTCCCTACACCTCAAGGATATTTTGTTATAACAAACCTAGCATTTGGAAAAATAGTAATATCTTTCCAATCGTTTATGTAAATGGCCAAAAGATACATAATGAATATATTGCACATTTATCCAGCAATAGGGATGTTACTATCAAATTGTATGATGATGTAGTTCTGAGAACTGGGGATATAGTTACAACAATTATGTGCCCAATTGGTGATAAAACAATATATACAATTACTCCATCAGAAGAGCAAGATACCCTTACTATTCCAGATAGGAGTTTTTCTATATATCAGGAAATGATATATTCAGATACCAACGAAACGCCTATATACGAAACAGTAAATAAAGGGTATAAATATACTACCTTATTAGAAAATGAAGGAAAGATTGCGAGTATTCACAACGACGATGGAACTGTAACTTTACAATTCAATACTCAGGCATTTGGAACAACTTATCACATCATATATAACGAGTATACTCAATATCTAAATTATAATTTAGATGATCAGATTGAAGATAGTAAATCTATAGTTGTTGATGTAGAGGGACGGTCAACTACTAATACATACATTCCACTCTTTAATATAAAAGATACATTTGTATATCTTAATGGGAAATATCTAGTAAATGGAGTAGACTATCAAATTGTAAATTATACTAACGCAAATGATGATATTATAAAAGTTCAATTATGTATTCAAAATATGTCATATGTTAAGTCTGAAAATAATAGATTAGAAGTAATTGCTACTACAGTAGAAGCGACAGATACAGATCATGGATATGTAATCCACGATATAGCTAGTCGGGATATCGATGTTGATATATGGTTTGAAGCACTTACAACACTTCATATATCTGGCAAATATGAACCTGAAGTCGAATCTACTGGAATAGGAATGCGCTTACCTGAAGGTAAATATGCTGACGGCAAATTATTCGGACTAAAAACGACAATACCTAAGAATATCCATGACTTATTGTTACCAATTAACGACGATATAGAAATTTCTCATATCAAAGCGATTGATAGTTATCTTAGAGAAACTATGCCTGAATATCAAGACGATGTCATTCTACCTAATTCGCACAAGATATATAGTAGTTATTTACATTATCTTATTGTCGGAATTTTAAACAATACAGTCACTCTGACATATGATCCAGATATAGAAAAGATGAAAATACAATTAAGTAATTATGATTATCTTAAACAGTATGATGTTATATTCAACAACGAGTCCATAGATAAACGTTATGTAGACATCTACCCAACATATTTGGATTTGACTGTAAACGATGACCAAAAAGCCGAACTGATCTATATGTTAAAACAACTTATCCTTGGCGAAGATAATATTACATCAGGAGTATTAATCGATGAGCAGCCCTAAAACGTTATTCCAAGATAAAAGACCTGATATATTGAGTATGGATGATTTATATGATCCCGACTCAAATACATCAGGTACTATTATTCCAACTGTAGGTAGTGTTCTAGTAGGTACTAACGAATATAGTCGAATATTATTTACTATAACTGAAGTTGATCCAATTACTCATAAAAGTACTTATAAACCATTATCAGTATTAGCTCAAGAGAATGAAGAAGATATAACATCCATCGTAGACTATAACAATACTCGATTTAAAATATTTTACGATACTCGAGTATCGCCAACAAAATTAAATATTGATAGCTTGTTGGTTATCTTTGGTATGCAAAATGAAGAGTATAGGTTAAGAAGATTTGACCCAGTAACAAAAGAAGATCAAATCATTTCAATCTACTATGACAGTAATGGGAACTATAAAGGAAATCGTATTCCACTTAAACCATTAGGAACTACGAATGCTAAATATTGTTCCAATTGTCATACCCTAGTAGAACTTATTGATGATGATAAAATTACTATGGAAGTTTTCGATCATATCGGAACTATGACTGCCGAAATTACACTATTTGCACAAAAAGCTGTCATTTTAAATGATTATGGAATACCGCCCATCATAACAGATTTCGCACTGGAAGGCATTCAGATTAAAGATGATGCTTTTTATTTGTACGAAAAGCAAGATATTTCTGCATTATGTATCTCCCCTACAATCACTTATAATGATGGAACTAAAGCGTTAGTACCTATCGATGAAGAAGTTTGTTTTTTATACGGTACTGAAGATCTCATTTCTTCATATCCCGGACTTAGACAAACGATATTGTGTAAATACTATTTACGATCAGATCAACTTGCAGAAGGCGCTATTGATACTCGTAGGGGCAGATATGTCTATGCAGAAAAAGATGTAGTCATTCTTCCTAACAATACAATCTTCGGATGTAAAATATCAATATTACCTATCTGGAATAATATCTATGATAGATACGATTTGAAATTCTTTATGTATACTACAGATAGAGATACTGTATATGACGTATCTAACAATATCAATATTTTAACTGATTACAATCCTAAAGATTTTGATAATGAACAATTAGTTACATACAGTGTTGATATGCAACAATTGTTAAATCTTGATAATGAATCTACTTACGTGCAGTCAACGTGGTTACGACTTAAACCCTACAATACGACTGTAGAAAGATACATTATCAAAGATTCAGCACATCATGTCAATGCGTACGGAGTAGAAAACTCTACATATCGTAGACCAGTTATACATTACGATCATACACTTAATCAATATTACATTCCAAATAGTATATTTACTAATGTAGAGGCTTTTGTCGAAGTAGCATACGAAAAGGCTAATCCTCCTTTCGATACAGCTAACGAAATAGAACCACCTACTCCTACACATTTCACTATACGTTCAGTGGAAACAGCACATACACTAATATCAGCTCCTATACCTCTTGAAAATTATAATCAAGCTTGGAATGCTATTACAACTAATGATCTTACATTAGTAAATCAAACTGTGATAGTTGAATTTGTAAGAGAGATAGGAAATACATATCAAATAATTTATGGTGTTCCCGTAGATGTATATAGAAGTGAAACTGGATATAACGAAGAATAAAAGGTCGTATGGCAAAAGATACCTATGTCGCACCCCAGCGACATAGGTATCTTTGCCACAACTAAGGAGGGAATAACGATGCAGATCCAAACCCGGAACCAAAAGCACCCGATTCTTCTGATCCACCATGACGTAGATAAAACGTAAACAAATTATGTATACTACATTATCTACCATCTGCATATTATATACAAGTTGTATTACTTTTTATAAATTACTAATATAAAATTTATTTTCATTAAACTTTTTTACTTAGGATTTCGAAATGGAATATTTGATATGTCATAGTTTAGCTGCACAACAATTACTCGAATCTAAAAATTTTGACAATGCAACTGTTAGATGTGCACATCTTGATTATGTCAATGAAAATAATCTAACAACATATGCTCCTGACGAACATACAATCCCAATTTTACCACCACAACTAAATCCATTATCTACCAAATCGTATGCCAATATGTACATTAATAATATGTTTGAATTAAAACATAATATCAGAAAAAGACAATACGATAAACTTGATACATTTACTATATATCCACACCCTGCAGCACAAATAGATTTTTATAAAGAATTGATAGGAATTACTTTAACTATAGATAGAGAAGATGTTGAGGAATTATGTACCTATGGAGTAAGTCACTATATAAATGGTCTAGTATGCTTTTCATTTAGCATAATCCAAATAACGGATGACTCTAATCTAGATACTACAAAAAATATACCATATTCTACATTATCTGTTGAAGGTGAAATTGAACCAGTAGATATATATCAAACTATATTAACAGATCTTACTTTCGCTAAATATATTCCAAATATGAAATAATTACATTTAAGATTCTATAATACACATTTAATATAAATTTATAAATTGTATAGGAGATAGTTTACTATGTATATTTTCTTCATCGATACCAGCAAACACATATTAACGGTATGTAATCCGATACCCCAAACAACTCAAGAATTAATAGATGAGATTACAACGTATAGTTTAACTAGAAGATACTATTGTTACGTACATACATCAGATATTCCATCTGAACACGAATCTGTATATATCGATCTTAATCATATATTTTCTGAACAAGAATTATCAAAAATACCAGTAACTACTTCTGAATTCTTATTGTGGCTACGTACTGATATCATTGTCGATGGTTATGGTACGCCTATTTATCCATATAACCATACATATTTACCATTTGTACAATTAAAAGATATGGATATGGATGTACAATATTGTAACATAGATAATCCATCTCAGTATAGTCCTCTAGGAGTATCAAATAAAGGTCTAAACGACATATCTATATCCAGTAAAACTAAGGATATATCTAGCATGTTACCGATAGTAGCAGGTAAGCTCAGATATACTATTCCATTTGAAAATACACTATATATTCCCCAATGTGGGGAAGAATTTTCAAAAGATATACAATTGGGATATATCGATACTACTCTAGCTGGAAAGCATCAATCTCGTTCTATATCAGAATTAACTCATAGGTATGATGGATATTATCTCTACATCGATCTTCCTGAAGATGAATCATATGGTAAAGATTGGAGTCTTACTCCTATCGTTAGTATATGTGGACATATCTATTTACCTATAGATAAATCTCTCCATATAGTCAATGATACAACTATAAGAGTAGATCTACGATCTTTGTTAGGATATAATAATATTTTTGAATTCTCAGAACTATACGAAACTCTGATAGATGATATACACTCTATACTCATTACATTCAAAAGGCCTTTAATCTTTACTATATCCAATACTTTAAATAGTAATAAAGGTAGTCATACTGTCGAAACTTATACGGAATATGATACACACTTTGATGGTATAGTAATTGATCCTTATGCTCACAAAGTACGAGCGTATACTAAACTGAATGTAGATACTTTATATAAACCTACATATGTTAGGTATATTCATGTACAAGATACACATACAGATACTTACCCTACACATGAATATGAAATGTCTACTATAGATCAATCCATATCCGTAGATCTATCTTATTTAACTAACCATAGAAAAGAAAAATATTTTAAATTGATAAACTTCATAGTACAATAAATATATAACAGAGATACTCTCTACTACCTAAATGGTAGTAGAGAGTATCTCTTATGTTCATAGCTATATCAAATATATATCATACTAGTAGTATAAAGTATATCACACACCCTTTACTGATAGTGAGGTATTATGTTCTATGACTAGATCAGATAGTATTATTTGTAAATCGGTTAAAGGTGGTATTGGAATTAGTCCATATACATTTATTGATGGGTATAATGGATATATAATAATTCCAAATTGTACCAATAGATCTTATCATACAATGGACTGGGGGTTATATAACGTAGATACAAAAGATTATCTAGATGGTAAAAAGGATAAAATGTCAGGAATTGATCATTGTAAACATTTAACTAAATATGATAAAGTAGTAGGTACTACTTCATTTATACCAGGATGTATCCCATGGATATACTGTAAAAATTATACTTGTGATGATTATAATGATTATTTCTTACCAAACTTAAATGAACTATTATTTATATCTAGACATAAAGAGATTATCAATGATTGTGATCCTGGATCATCAAGTACAAGATTATCAGTGATAGATTATGTATGGTCTTCGACTTCACACTCACGACAAGAATCGTATATTGTACATATACCATCTAATTCAGTTAGTATTGAATATCGATATTACAAACTACAAGTATTACCTATAAAAAGATCTAAAGTTTTATGATATTGAAAAATTCGCCCAAACAGAATTATACTACTATATTTACAAACCTGATAATAAATCAAAATACTTAGGGTATAAGAGTTTATATATAATAAATATACAGATTCTTATACCCCAAATGATAAATATCGATCTTATACTCAATAATCAATTTTATTAAAAATTATTACTTATATTTATCAGATACTTATAATCATTTTAGATAGAATTTATATTTAACTATTAATCATTATCAGAAACTAAAAACTATATCTAAATTTAGAATTTTAATATACAAGATTTTCTTTATATTGTTAAATTATAGTTTTGTCTTCGATAGAAGATAAAAGTATAATTATCCTTTATTTTTTTTGTTTTTATTATTTGTTAAAATGTATAAATGTAGAAATTGCTTAGTCAATTTGCTATATTTATGCATTTTCTCATTTATGTAGTTTACCTTCTTCTTTTTTCTTATTGATTGTTTTTATATTTTTGTTTATTTTATAGAATATGAAAATGACGATTACGTTAGTAATTGTTATTTGAATGTTCTATATAAAATAAAGTACCCCTGTTAGATTCTCAAGGTGTGTAAAAAATAATTTTACATTTCTATAAATAAGAAAAAATTATATTTCCCATATACTTAGATTTGAGTAACTTTTTTTGAAAAAATAGCATATGTAAATTTTAAGAAAATTTTCACAGATACAAAAATAGTTAAAAATACAAAACCCTCAATAACTGGCGTTTTTAAAAAGGTACCCAGGGGGTACCTTTTTAAAAAAGGTACCTACGGTCGCTTATACTATATTCAATCTTGTATATTTTTTTACACACAAATAAAAATATCAAATATAAAAGTCTAAAATATATAATTCTACAATTTGGATATCATGTATAGTAATCCAATTATCAATTATGAATAGTAGGTTTATGGTAATTATCAAATGGATTATATTTAAATTTTATACATTTCTAGGTAATGACTCAGGATATCTAATATTTACTATATTTACAATTACAGATCCATATTTAGAGTTACATAAAGTATCCATTGTATATATACCTTTTGATATCTAATATAAGGAGATAATAATTATTATGACTCTTCAAAAACTTGAAAACGTTGATAAATATTTCAATTATGATAATACAAATAAAAGATTGATTTTTGTTGGAAAGAGATTGTTAGTTCATATTCCGAAAAGATACGAATCTCGTAATCTTATTGAAATAGGAAATACAGTTAAGACTGTAGGTATTTTAAATCTCATTATTGATGATAAATATTATGCACCTATGTGTATGTTAGCTCGAATTAATATTGTTCCAGATAATATACAAACTGTAGATAAGTTTGGTGTTGATTATTACGAACTCGAATTAAGTAATAATGGAATTTTTATAGAACATACAGAGATCATCAAAGATGGATCTTTTATCTACGATATCTTTGTAGAATTTATCACTTTGGGAAGATTGCCTTATTTCTTTACCTATGAAAGTAGTACTAATATTTTTGATAAATCTAAAGATTTAGCTAACACTTCTTTGTGGGTAGATCATGTTATCTTCGAAATGATATCTGCACATCTTCATCGTGATAGTAAAGATGTAGCTACATTTTATCGACATACAGATATGAAAAAAGAAGCTCAATATATTCCATTACGATCTATTTCATTAAGTACAGAATCAACTACTAGTAAATTGTTAGGATCTTATTTTGATGATGGGTTAACTGCTAGTTTAGTTACAGAGAATACTGAACATAAAGATATAGAAGACTATTTACGTAGTTGATCTTGTATGGTGAAAATAAGATAGTGTATGTATATTTGGAAATATATATGCTATAAATCTTATGTGGGGGAGGAACTCTCTATAAAATTGATATGTATATGTGAGGGTGTACTAGTACACCCTCACATATACATCACCTTTGTTTAGATATAGAGGATCTAATAAATTATAAAGATATATAAAAAGATAGTCTAGATATAAGAGAGTACTAGATTATACCATCCTATAGACATATAAGATCTATATAATGTATCATAATGAAGATAGAATATATCTTTGTATAAATCATAATTTTAATTGAGGAGACAAGACGTTATGAATACATCTAGTGTAAATTTCGTAGTAGAGAC